TTTTTTTTTTTTTTTTTTTTTTTTTTTTTTTTTTTTTTTTTTTTTTTTTTTTTTTTTTTTTTTTTTTTTTTTTTTTTTTTTTTTCCTTTTTTTTTTCCTTTTCCTCCAGTAAATACGATATATTTTATAAAAAGTTTTTTTATGTAGTTTAATGGATTATCTGTATTATTAATTAAGTTTTCTAAACTTTTTCTTAAATTAATATTTTGTAAATTATTAGGATCTATAATAAAATTTTTAATTTCATTTTCTTTATAATTTTTATAAATATTAATTATATTTTGTAAATCTTTTTTTGATAATATGTATGTCATATATATTTATGATATATATTTAAAAAATAATAATTTTGATTTAAAAAAGAGATTATAATTAAATATAATTATGGATTCAGATATTAATAATACTATTGAAATAGTAAAAAAAAAGAGAGGTAGAAAACCAAAAAACAAAGATAATAACGAACCTGTAGAGATAAAAATCCCAAAAAAGAGAGGTAGAAAACCAACCGGAAAAATTTTAAAATCGAGTGAATTAAGTACATTAAAAAATGATGAGGATTGTATTATAGCTCATATTCCATTAAAAAATTCAGATATTGAAAGATTATCAAAAAATTCAAAAGAGAGTAGTTTAGAAGAGTTAGATTCAAAAATTAGTAATGTTGTAAAGATATCAGAAGATTCAGATACAGAGTTATCATTAAATGACTCTTCAATTAATGAATTATCATTAGATCATAATTCATTAGCAAATAAAAAGCAAAATTTTAATGATAAATATATTTATCATTTAGAAGATGAAATAAAAAAACTAAAAATATATGTCAAAGATCTAGAAGAAGAAAGGAATACTTCCGAAATATTTTTTGGTGATTATTCAGTTGAAAAATTAGAATCGAAAATAATAATAAATAAGGATGATACATTTGTCATATCAAAAGAAACTAATATTTTATGTTGGTGGTGTTGTCATAGTTTTGATAATATACCATTTTTATTACCAGATAAATATTATTTGGGTAAATTTTATGTATTAGGTAATTTTTGTAGTCCTTCGTGTGCATGTGCTTATAATATAGATGTGAACGATCATAAATTATGGGAAAGAAATTCATTAATTCTAAAATTATACAATGAGTTAACTGATAATAATATTGATAAGATCTATCCAGCTCCGCCTAAACAAATACTTGAATCTTTTGGTGGAAATATAAATATAGAAGCATTTAGGAGAAAAACGAATACAACATACAGTGGTAGATTTATTATACCACCAATGGTTCCATTAACAACATTAATTGAAGAATCTTATAAAGATAGAAATAAATATAAATGGGAAACAAAGGTAAATATATCTAAATATAATAATTTAAAAAAAAATATAAATATAAAAAGAACAATAACAACTTCTAAAAATAGTAATTTAGAAAAAATTATGGGTTTAAAAAAAATAAAAATCGAAATATAATAATGTTAAATAAAATTTTTTTGGTTATTTAAAAAATATATTCCTTGTAAAAAACAATCGCATAAATCGTCTTTTTTTTTATTATTATCTAAAAAATCATACCATTTGTCATTTTTTAATATTTTTTTGGTATAAATGACAGCAGTTTCCTTGGTAAATTTATATTTTTTAGTTTTATCATTAATTTGATTAATTTCTTTATTTAAATCTTTATCATTAATTTTTAATTTATTAGATGGAGATAAATATAAAACTTTTTTTAAATTATTAATTTTTTTATCAACAATTCCTCTAATTAAAAACCATGAATACAATGTATCCGCGACACTTTTCATTTTTGGATTTTTCATACTTGGTTGATTTTCAATTAGTACATAATCGATATTATTAAAATTAATTTTGTCTAAAGATTTAATAAGATTAAATTTAATAATTTCAATTGGAGCTTTACTTGCATTTTGTTTTACTATTTTTCTAATAATATTATTTTTTTTAATAAAATTATTACTATGTAATTTACAATAGTGTGTAAGTTTATCAGAATGATTCATTTCAAATTTTGCTTGTTTATTACAAATTTCTTTATTTGATTTTATACTTTGACATACTGATTGTCCTTTATAATTTTTAATATCTATAGTATTATTTTCTATTTTTTCGAATTGTTTTTTATGTAAAGTACAAAATTTATAAGTATCATTTCCATTAATATATTCATATTTAGGTGGTTTTATACAATTACATTTTTTATTTTCCTGATTTATAAATCCATGACAATTATTATCTTCTTCTTCTAATAAATTAATAATATCCCAGTCTAAAATTTTAGTAGTTTCAGAAAAGTCAATAAGACAATATGCCAAATTAATAATTCCAACATCCCATGATAGAATTATCATTAAAATATAAGATAAATTTATTATATAGATTAAACTTAATGGAACAATTTATTTATAATTTAAAAATATCAGAAAAAATAAAACCAAATGTGTTTAATGAAATACATTTTAAAGTTATTGTTAATTTTTTTAAGGCTTTAGTATTTATTATACCTGCTTGCTATTTTATATATAAATTGCATTTAGACGATAAGCCAGAAGATTTTTTAGAATATCATGAAAAACTGATTGAAAAAAAGAAAACGCAATATTATATACAAATAATTCAAGGAGTAGTATTTATACTACTTTCTATTAGATATTTTTTTTTTTATAAACCCACAAATTCTGAATTAAGTACTTCTATTTTAATTAAATATTTAAAAAAAAAAAATATATTATCACAAGAAATTTATAATATATTGAAAAATTATAAACCGTATAATATAACTAACTATGTTTAAATAGTTGAAGAAAGATTGAATTTTTATATATTTAAAGATATTTTATATTATATAATATAAATGGTAAATTATATAGATCCAAAGTTACTTGATTTAACGTTAATACCTTCTAATATTAAAATTTCAACAATCTCAGCAACATGTTCTTTAGGTACAAATTTTATGTTAAATGAAATTTATAAATATTTAAAATTAGATATAAGTAAAATTTTTACTGTTAAATATGCTGGGAAAATTAAATCATTAGAGCAACAAAAAAATAAGAAAAAAAAAAGGAAATCATTTCAGAATCAGATGACAGTAGAAATAAAACCAGATTTATTAGATTATCCTGATAGTAAAGTAAGTGTTAAAATTTTTAGGAATGGATCAATTCAGATGTCAGGTATAAAATCAATACTAGCAGTGAATAATATATTTACTAAATTAATTAGTGAAATGAAAAAACAATATGGAATAATAGAAAATGGTAAAATGATTGATATAAATTTTGTAGAAGATATAGATAGTTTACAAGTAAGTAAATTTAAGATTGATATGATTAATAGTGGTTTTCAATTAGATTATCAAGTAAATCGGGAAAATTTATATAATAAATTATTAGAAAATAAAATGGAATGTAAATTCGAGCCAAGTATACATGCAGGAGTTAATATTAAATTTTTACCAACAGGATCAAAAAAGAATGTATCAATATTTGTATTTGAAAGTGGTAATATTATTATTACTGGTGCAAAATCATCTGATAATATATTAGAATCATATGAATATATTAGTGATTATATGAAAAAGAATAAAGATATAATTCAAAAAAGTAAAATATGCAATATGCTACGAAATAACATTAGTAATGAAATTAAAGATATGCTTAAAATTGATGATAATGATGATTTGCTTGCTTTAGCATTAAGTGAATGTTAGTGAATATTAGTGAATGTTAATTAATTTTTATATTATTATTAAATTTAATATAAAAATTAACAATTATTATTATTTGAATTGTCTGGTTGTGAAATAACAATATTATTAACTAATGGATTATTATTTAATTGATTTAAAATTTCTGGATTTAATCTGTTAGATTCTTCTTGTTTATTATTATTTTGTATATAGTTTGTTGGTAAATTAAAATTATTACTATGAGAATTTGATCTATTTATAATAGGAGTTCTTTCTATATTTATAGGATTTCTTAAATTTAAGTTACCTACATTTGTTTCAGTAGATGGGATTACATCATATTTTCTATCAGTTGGATAACGTGATTTAATTGCTGTTTCTTTTCTATCATCTAATTGCATATTTTTTTCAGCACTATAATCTCTGGGAGCTTGGTCACCTAATGCACCTCCAAAACGAAGTATTTGCATTAATTGTCTAAGTGTATCAGGTGCTTGATATTTATTAGATAAATACCCCCCTCCATGTGAATCTTCTCTATTAGCATTAGATAAATGGTTATTTATAACCAACATTTGTTTTAATGTTTCAGCAGGTACATCTTTTGGATTAAATGATTTGGATTTATTTACAATTCCTTGTGCAACACCAATATCATATTGTTTTACTAATAAATCTTTTAAGGTTGGCGCAGGAATATTCGATGGATCAAATGCCTTTGGTTTTGTATTACTACCCATAACATTACTATCTCGGTTTGTATATACCAATTCCTCTTTATTTGTTGGTCTAGATAAGTCTGACGGATTATAATAAATAGGCGCATCTACCTCATTTCTAGCATGTCCAGATTGATTTGTATATACAATATCCTCTCTATGCGTTGTTTTCATCAAATCATTTGGATTATAAACTTTATTCATTTCAATTTGACTTTTAGTATTTAAAATATTACTATTATGTGTCAAACCTTGTCTTTGAGTTGTTTTTGTTATATCATTTGGATCATAAGAAGGATTATGATTTACTTCTCCTCTAACATTTAATATATCATCATTATAAGCTAAATCTTGTCGTTGGGTTAATTTTAATATATCTTCTGGATCATAAGAAGGATTTTTATTAACTTCACTTCTAAAATTTAATACATTATCATTATAAGTTAAATCTTGACGTTGTGTCATTTTCATTTGATCATCTGGATCATAAGATAAACCTTGGTTTACTAGACTTTTAGCATAACCTGCTTGTTGATTAAACATAGTATCTTGTCTTAATGTTGGTTTAGTTATGTCATCAGGATCATAAGTCGTAACTTTATTTTCTTCACCTCTGGCATAACCTGCTTGTTGATTAAACATAGTATCTTGTCTTAATGTTGGTTTAGTTATGTCATCAGGATCATAAGTCGTAACTTTATTTTCTTCACCTCTAGCATAACCTGCTTGTTGATTAAACATAGTATCTTGTCTTAATGTTGGTTTAGTTATGTCATCAGGATCATAAGTCGTAACTTTATTTTCTTCACCTCTAGCATAACCTGCTTGTTGATTAAACATAGTATCTTGTCGTAGTGTGGGTTTAGTTATATCATCGGGATTATATACACCAACTTTATTTTCTTCTCCTCTAGCATATCCAGCTTGTTCATTAAACATTGTATATTGTCTTACTGTGGGTTTAGTTATATCATTGGGATTAAATGCACTTACTTTATTCTCTGCACCTTGAGCTACACCAGAGTGTTCATTAAATATAGTAGTTTGTTTTATTGTTTGTTTAGGTAAATCATGAGGATCAAACTTAATAACACTCAAAGAAAAATTATGAGGATGGGCAATATGTTCATTATCACATGTTGTATCTCTTCTAGTTTGTTGTAATTCATATGAAGATTTATTTTGTGAAAACTTTTTTATTTCTCGTCCTACATTACTCGGTCCTGAAGATGCAGTTTCTTTTTTATTTGATTCTTTAACATGTGCATCATTTTTTTTTGATAATTGAGAAACTGCATATGTAGCTGGACCTATTACTGGTCTACTATTTGTTCTAGTTGTATTTTTTAATATTATTGGATTTCTGCTACTAGTTTTTTTATATTCTCCGCCAGACTTTTGAAATGTTTTTGGATCAATTTCTATTGTTTTTTCTGGTCTTCTTTTATAAACTTTACCAATATTACCTCTTTTTGAACCTTTCTGTCCTGGAACAACTACTCCTTCATATGATATTTTTGGATTATCTGCAGATCGGAGTTCGTCAACATTTTTTGGCAATGGTCTATATTCTTCTTGTTGTCCTCCATCTGGACGAATTGATTGTTCAGGAGCTAAATTTAATCCAGGTCCAACATTTTCTTGTTCAAATGGTAGTTGATTTCTTTTTTCTTTACTAGGTAAATAGTACGATTTCATAAATTCTAAATTATTTTTACTACCATTTACTAAATTTACATCTTTTTGAACAGGTGCAAAATTTTCTAATAATACTTCTTTTTTTGGAATAAAATTTTTTGATGATCCTGAAAATATATCTACTTTATGTGCCAAAGTTTGTTCATTATAATCATTTATAACTTGTTTCTTTGAAAAATGTGGGATCATATTGGAATGTGTAAAATCATTTTCATTTGATATTCCATAAGTCATATCATTATCTTCATTAAAAAAAGAATATCCATCACCAATAGCTAAACTTCTCTCGATTGATGTTAAATTATTTTTATTTATTGAATTATGAGGTTGATTTACCGATGAAGGTTTTTCTTTATTATCAAAAATGAGAGGTTTAAATTGATCTTCATACGATTCTTTAGAATTATTAAGATTTTGATTAAAACTTTCTGTCATTTGAGAATTATCTAAATTCTTTACATTTTCTTGATAAAATTTTGAATTCATATTCTTATAATTTACAGATATATTATTTATAGATTTAATACTATTATTTATTATATTTGTTTTTTCTGGATATTTACTTTTAGTTATTATATTACTTTTTTTTTCTATTTTTTTAATGTTTTTATCATAATCATTATCATTGTAAATATAATCAATTGAATCATATATATTCTTATCAATATTAACATCTTTCTTATCAACATTATCATCTTTATTATCATATATGTCGTTATTATTTATTTGTTTTCGTGACCCTAAATATATTAATACCCCAATAATAGCTAATTCCATTATATATAATGAATTTTAAATTAATTATACAATTCATTATATAATTAATTCTATAATGAATTTTAAGAATTATCTTATTTTAAATAGTTGTACGGTCCAGTAGATCATAATTGATATGTAATATTTATTGTCTAAAAATATTACATATATAAAAATTTTTTGTTCATGAATCATGAATCATGAATCATGAATTATGATTCATGAAAATTGTATTTTCCCATATTATTTTTTGAATAATAAATTTAATTAAAAAGTTATTTAATTAAATTAAATTAAATTAATTTAATTTTTTACTATAATTATCTTTTGATTCTAATCTTGTATTTGTCCCACCTCTGGAATTACCCGCCTGATTAATTAAAGAAGTTTTGTTATGACCATAAAATACATTATCTAATGGATTTGTTAATGGATAATTTAATTGTAATTGTAATGTTGATAATCCTCTATATTCGTCAATAGAATTTTCTAATCTTGAACTTGTTGGATTTAAAAAATTATCACAATACACACTTTCTTGTAATTCTGTTGCTAATTTTTTTTTCATATCATCTAATGTTCTATTTTTTGAACATTTTGAAGAGGGTGTACCACGAAGTGATAATTCCGATTCAATTTCTGCTCTATCACTTAATGTTGTACCTTTAGAAACTTCTGAAGAATTTAATGATCTGTTATTTCTAGGTCCTAAATTTGCATGACATGAATTATCATTATTTGATTGACCGTCATATAAACTATATTCACCAGGTTTAGTACTTTGTTGAGTATCTTCGTTAATAAAACATTGGTCATAAGTTAATCTTGAGGAATGTCCTGACATCTTATAATAATATTTAAGATAAAAATATTATTGTAAATAATTTTAATTTCTATATATTTAAATTAAAATCCACATACTTTTGGCATTTTCATATTTGTTGGTACAATATCTCTCTCACATATTTTAGGATTAGACGGTACTCCAGGATTACATCTTTTTTCTTGTGAATTATCACATGGTTTATGCTTGTCATGATTACAATTTGATCCTTTAACTAGATATTTTAATTCAGAATCGATATCAATTCTTTTACCAATTGAATCATGAGTATTTGATATTGTTGCATTTGTATTTTTTGTGCAATATTCGGAGCTTAATTCATTTTCATAAGCACCAGAATATAACATATATTCACTTGGTGTGACACTTTCTTTTAGTTTTAATTGAGATTGACAATTGTCATACAATTTTCTATTATAACTTCCAGACATTATATATAGTTAATACAAATATTTTTATTATTAAATAATTAAAAAAAACTATATTAATATTTTTTTAATATAGTTTTTTTTAATATTTATCTCATTTCCGTATTACACCTCAGAATTATTTAAAAACTATACTAATTTTTATTTCTATATTTATCTAAATTTCGTGTATCACAACCACCTCTAGGCCATGGCATTACTATATTATTTTCATCATGATAATCTGAATACATATGATTAAATTTATAATTATGAAAATCTTGACTACGTGCAGTTTTCTTCTCCTCTCTACTATTTTTTCCATAACGTAAATTAGCATCTATTTCTGTATCACCAAATCCGCGTCCATTGCCTTTAAAACCATTTACAATATAGTCTCCATGATTTAATGATTCTCTTTTTTTTTGAGAATTCATATTAAAATTTCTATAGTCTTTATTTTTATTTTCAGTATCTGTATCAAGTATATAATCATTTTTTTTTGAATATGTTGTTTCTGCATGTAATAATTTTGTTTCTAATTCTACATTAGAATTTTGATGATTTACATTTGAGGGTAACAATCCTGGTACAAATATTATTTTATTAATTTCTAATTCTCTATCAAAACCTTTATCATTATATCTTAATTTTTCAGAGGGTTGTGTATTATCACACATATATTAATTTAATTAGATATTTATTTATCTTATTTATTTTATTATTTACAATATATATGAAACATATTGTAATTATTTTTGCCATATTTTTAATTTTATATAATTTAAAAATTAAGAAAATTAAAAATCTAGATAATAAAAATATTTTAGTAATGTTTTCAGGTGGTCTTGATAGTACATTCTCTTTATATCATTTACTTAAAAATACAAATGCCAATATTTATGTTCATCATATAGCATTTGAAGATTCTTCTTCTAAAGAAGCAAATGAAGATATTGCATGTAATAATTTAATTACTCATTTTAAAAAAATTAGAGATTTTAAATATTCAAAATCTAAATATAGATTAGATATTAATAATGCAGATAAAATTACGAATGCTAGTAGACAAGATGATTTATCTGTTGTATTATTTCAAGCAATGCAGATTTGTACTATTAATCATAGTTTAAATATTGATTATATTGTAATTTCTGATTTAAAGTACGAGCTTTTACCAGAGCATATAAATTATTTCACATTTTTTATTGATATTATGCATCAATATCGATGGTTTTCAAAAAAACCTGAAATGTTAGATGTAGTAGAAATACTATATACTGATAATCCTGCTGATACTAAATTATACAATGCTATTGATAGTATATATTCAAATGAAAATGTCTTTACTTCAGAAAATATAAATAAAATGTCAAAAAATAATTTTTTATATAGAATAGCTAAATCTATTGAAGTCAAAAATAAAATGTATAAAATACTACCAAATTATATATATAATAATATTGTCTCTTGCAGACACCCAATTAATAATAAAAAATGTGGTACTTGTCTTAAATGTAAACTAGAGAAATTATATTGTAATAATTTCTAACTATTATTAATGAATCAACAAACTTCCAATCCTTTTATAGGACCTACTGGCCCACAAGGACCTCAGGGTATACCAGGATTAATTGGACCACAAGGCCCTCCAGGTCCTATAGGTGGACCAAGAGGACCTACGGGACCACAAGGTATGAAAGGAGATAGAGGAATAGATGGACCACAGGGTCCTTCTGGAAATATCGATGATATATTTTTAGGTGAGAGAGCAGAGACATATCAAAAATTAAGAGATAATATATATCCAAAACTTTTTTATCATACAACTGGTGAATTAGGTATAAATACTAATAATGATAATCCCAGAGGCATGATAGATATTATTTCTAATAAAAATCAAGAGATTGGATTAAATATACGACGAGAAGGTAAAACCTCTGAATTTAAAGTATATATTAATGAAAGCGATAATGTATCCTTAAAATTAAAAGATGATACAATTATTAATTCAGGCGATGAGAATAGTATATTTAAGAATATTTTGATTAAAAATAATTTAACAGTCGAAACTACACAATCTGATAAAAATACCAGTCTTAATTCTGAAAACAATGTAATTTCAGGTAACTCCTCATTTTACGGTGATTTAGAAATAAATGGTCTTACTAAAATAACAGGTGACCTGGAAGTAACAGGTAAATTAGATGTTCAAGGTATTGGTGGAATTCCATCTGGAATTATTGTTATATGGTATGACGCAAATGGATCAATTCCCGAAGGATGGGTATTATGTGATGGGAAAAATGGTACACCCGATTTAAGAAATGATGAAAATACTAAAATAATGAAAATATAAATCTACAAAAATATATTTTATATATATATATGAAAAATTTTAAAGATATTAAAGATATAAAATATAAAATTATGATAATATTTGTTTTATTTGGAGCATTAAATTTTGGGTCTATTGGACTATGTAATATTAATCTAATTGAAAAATTAGGTAAATTAATTAATTTACCTATTTCTAATTATCTTTATATAGTTATTGGATTATGTGGTTTATGTTTATTATTTCAAAATAATATTTGTTTATCAATATTTAATATTGATATATTTTCAAAACCAAAAACATTTTTTAATGATAAAATAATTAAAAAAACTTTAAGTAATCAACTAAATTTTTAAAAAATTTTAAAAATTTAATATCTCTCTTCAAATTCTAATATTTAATTTAATTTAATATCAAAATATTGATCAACATTATTTGTCGTTTTATCAATTATATAACATTTGGCACTAGTAGCACTATTTTTTATTACATTAAACATTTTATCATTAGTTAAATATTCTTTAGTTGTAAATGTCATCATTGACCCAATATTTTTATTAGATAGTTCATTTTTAATATATTTATAAATATTATGTTGAGTATCATTTATATTAAAATCTGTATATTCTAATACAGGTATAGTATGTATTAATTGACCTGAATTAGATATCGTTACACTTGGTAAATTTGGTATATTATTTTTAATTGTAGATTCTTGTCCGACATAAAACTGAATTCCATTCACACTATTCATAGAAATTCCTCTATATCCATAATTGTCAGAATTTTTTGCAATTTTTATATTATTATTATTAGCATATAAATTATGACCGAATAAAGCAGATTGATTTGAATCATTATTTGTTGATAAGTTTGATAAATATGTATATTCACCTAATTTAATATTACTAGCATTATTCCCCGGAAATTCTATCATTCTATCTGGTAAATCACTAAATTCTATTTTTTTCGTTTTTATTCTATTTTTCACATTTAATTCCCCACTTCCTATATTTACATTCTCATCACCAATACTCACACCATGTAATTTATCATTAAAAATAACTGGACCATGAAATGTTATATTTTTATTTGTATTATCATAATCTGAATTAAATAAAAAATTATTATTATTAAAATCTATAAATTGATTACCTTGTGCGTCATATAATTTATTTTTAATTGATAAACTATTTTTTTCTATATCTTTTTCTATATTACCAATTGATAAATTACTATCATTTAAAATTTTTACATCACTATAAAAATTTACATTTGCATATTTACTATCTGGATTAATATTAATATCAGAATTATTTGACATAATTATATGTTCATTTCCATATAAATTATCCTTTATTCTTACATCTCCTTGAACATCTAATGTATGTTTTGGATCATTATTATTAATACCTAAATAATTAGTAGATATTATAGATTTATTTTTAGAGGATAAAATATAACTACTATCATTATTTTTAATTTGAGTACCTTCATTTATATTATTAATAATAGAATTAGATAACAAATATCCTGTACTTTTAATATTTCCGTTAACATCCAATTTATTTGTAGGTTTTTTTTTACCTAAACCTATATTTCCTAAATTAAAATATAAATCAATATCATTCATTATATATTTATAAATATATTTGTGTTAAATTTATAAATATATAATAAATATAAATATAAATTAATGGATAATAATATACTTTTTTATAGTAATAAATGTAAATTTTGCAAACAAATGATAAAATTAATAAATGATATTGATAATATTAATTCTTATAAATTAATTTGTATTGATAATAATAGTAAAAACTTCCCTTATATTCAAAGAGTACCTACCTTATTAATTAATAGTATAGAAAAACCTATAGTGGGTATAAATGCTTTTAATTGGATACAATCCAGATCCCAATTTAACAATAATACTAATAATATAAATAATAATGCTAATAAACATTTAAATCCAAAATTTAATGTACTTTTAAACAAAAAAAATGAGAGATTAACTGGATCTTCTCAAGAAACCGATATATATAGTTTTATAAGTGATGATAAAACTGATAGAATTCATTCATTTTATAATTCTGACCAGGAGAAAATATATACTTTACCAGAAGGTGAAAAAATTAATAAAATTAATCAAAAAAAAAAATTAAATAAACTTTTAAATTTAAGAAATCAACAAGATTCACTATTATTTAACGATATTGATACAAAAATGTCATCTCATAATGATATATTAGAAGAACAAAAACAATATTTAAATAATTCAAAAAATTCTGATATTAATTCAAGAATAAATAATGTAAATTTTTCTGTTCCACTAAATAATTCTATAAAAACAACTCCAAATATAGAATTTTTTGGGACACAAACTCCAAGAACTGTAATTAAAAAATAATATAAAGAATTAAATTGATATTTTATTATTAAAATGAATATAAAGAATTAAATTGATATTTTATTATTAAAATGAATATTATTAATGAATTTAATGAGACATGTTTTATGTTTTTAGATTTAATATATACATTCACTAATGATAGTGATATCTCTTTTTATAAAAAAGCAATGAATAAAATAATTCAAACTCAAAATGATAAAATAATTGATCAATTTGTTATAAGATGTATCCCATATCACAAAGAAATTTATGATAAAAATAAAAAATTTTTTGTAAATTTAAATTTACAAAATGAATTTAATAATGATGATTCATTATTAAAAATAATTAAAATAAAAGAAATATTTAATAATTTAGATGAAGATAAAATAAATATTATTTTTGAATATTTAATATTACTTTGTAATTATAGTCTTGAATATTTAAAAACTAAAAAATTAAATTAATAATTTTCCAATAAGAATAAATACACTAATCGATACCATTTTAATAATTATTTTTGAATTATTAATTTGAAAACCAAAAATTTCGAAACTACGCAAAGGTTGATGTAATATTGATGAATATATTAACCAATCTATAGATTCAGAATTTTCAATATCTATTATAATATTTTTGAATAGTAGTTCATTTGAATTAATTTTATTTAAATTTACATTATTTGCTTTTATATCATATAAATTTTTCTTTCTTATTATATTTTTTTTTATATATATATTTTTGTCACTTAATGATTTTAAATACTTGATATTATCATCTAATATATTCAAACAATAATGATAAATAATACAAAATATGCCAAAGTAAGTAAAGTATGTATAATTTATAATATCAAATAAGTTAGAGTCAAATTTTTCACTTATTATATATAGAGATGGTAAAAAATTACAAAATATTATACTAGAAATAATTGTATTATAAGAAGCAATAATTTTATTATAACTATGCCTTATTTCTAAATATTGGTTTGCTAAATTATATAATTCATAATTATTTTCTTTTGATAATTTAATAAAATTATTTTGAATATTTATTAATTTTATTAACATTATAAAAAAATATATCAAAATATTTATTTTTAAATTAATTGAATAAAATGTCAAGAAAAAAATTAAATATTTATTTAATTCTATAGGCCAATCATTTAATATTATTAAATTTATGTAATTATAATTACAACAATATATTATAGATATACTTAATGATATTATAAAAGATATTAATAATAAAATTTTTGTATAAAATTTATATTTTTCATTTAATATAATTGTATAATATCTACTGATATTTTTTTTTAATTGTAATTTATTACAATTAACTAATATCATAATATCCATTAAATAATAAAAACATATAAAGACTTTATTTAAACTAAAATCTTTAAACAAAGAAATAACAAAATTAATAACTAAAGAATATGATGCAATAATGTTCAATAAATTTATTATATAAATAAATAATTCAAAATTATTATAATTTAAAAATTTTACACCATTTAATAAAAATATATATTTAATAATATTTTTCATTATTTATTTAAAATGATTTCCGTTAAAATAGCTTAAATAATATTTAAGCTATTATTATAATGAGTTTTAACAAAAATGAAGAATTGACTACAAAATATAATGAATTATTAGATTTAGTAATTAATAAAACGGAAGATTCTGATAAATTACTAGCTTTTAAAGAAACATATAATAATAAAGATTTAGAATTGATTGTTTCTAAATTTTGTAAAGATTTAGAAAAAGATTATAAAAATTTTAAGTTATTTATTAATAGAAATGATAGAATTTTTAGATCAAAAATTGGTATTAAAATTATCCCAAGTGTTAATCTAAAATTATTATTAGAAAAAGATGAAGGATACATGTGGGAATGTATTCAATTAATTTATGCTATTTATAGATCAAATGATGAAACCAAAAAAATTAATGTTCAAAAAGTAGTAGAATCTATAGAAAAATTTAATTTTCAAGGAAATAACTCTAATAAAAAATCTCAAGAAGATGAACCCATACACGATAGTTCAGAACAAAATGAAAATAGTAATGAAAATTACAATGATAATAGCAATGGTAATGGCAATGGTAATGGCAATGTTGACAATATGGTTATGGATATAGCTGATACATTAAGAGATAATATGGTAAGTGCATCAAAAGGATCACAAAAAGTTAATCCTATTGAAAATATGATAAAAACATCACAAATGATTTCTGATAAGTATGGATCTAAACTAAAATCAGGTCAAATTTCAATGAATGATATGTTTCAATCATTAGGCAGAATGATGGGAGAAATAGATAAAAAAACATCTAATGATGAAGAATTAAAAAAAGTAGAAATAGATGATATGCCAAATCCTGAAGATATGATGAATGAACTAGGAATAGACACCAAAGGATTTAATCCGATGGAAATGATAAATGAAATGTTAAATAAAAAAAAAGAAAAAAATGATTTAACTCCAGAACAAGTTAAAGAAATGGAAGATTTTTATGCAAATATTAAAACCGAAGATTTATTATTAGAAAATAATGATAAAAATGGAGAAGATAAATTAAATAAAATAAATGAAAAATTGATGCAAAAATTACCAGAAGATAAAAAAAAAGAATTAGAAAAAATAACCAAAACTTTATCTTTATAAAAAATTTATATAATTGTTATATATGGATTATATAATAATCAGAAAAGTAGATTTTACAAAAAATATATTATTGGAAAAATTAAATAAATATTTATTTAATTATTTAAAAAATACAAATACTTACATTTTTGATATACATAAAACTATTGAATATGGCGATAATAATATGGATGAGGTGATATTTAATTTTATTAATAAAAACCATGATAAAGTTAATATAATATTATTATCATATGATGGCAATGATGAAAGAATTATTTCAAATAATAATAAATTAGATGAATATTCAAAGATATTTAAAAAAATTCCTAAAATTTTTATTAAAAAAAGAAAAAAACATTATATTATTGGATATGTTGCTAAATTATTAAATATAAAATTTAATTCTTATAAAAAAATAAGTTTTTTTGATGATAATTATCTAAATATAACTGATGCTAAAAAAATAGTAAATAATATTCCAGGATTAGAAATAATACATTACACTGCTCATTCTAACAGGAAAAGTGATGAAGCTATAGATGATATTACAAAAATATTAAAAATTAATTAATTATTAAAAATATCACATCTTCTGAATTTTCACATATTACAGAAATAATAAAAGGAAAAATATGACATCTTCTGAAATTTCACATATTCAGTACAGGTGAATAGAAAAAATTGAAAAAAAATTCCTTTGTAAAGTATATATTAATTTTACACAGAAACCCCCGCCAGCTTCTGAATTTTCACATATTACAGAAATAATAAAAGGAAAAATATGACATCTTCTGAAAATATGACATCTTCTAAAAATATGACATCTTCTGAATATTCACATATTACAAACATAATACAAAGAAAAATATTGGAGCACTGGAACACGAAAAATAATCCACTGCTCCAGGGTCTCACTGACATGCAGAAGACTTACATGACAAGCAAATCTGTAAAAAAAACATGGACACCGTTTCACACCAGAAGATTCATCACATATATATGTACTCCAGAATCGGGAGTAAATATGAATCAATGGTTGAAAGATAAAAAATACCATCAAGTTTGTAGTATGTTTTTAAATAGTGATGAAATCTTACAAAATTACGATAGGCCCGTGATGTGGCCGTATGAAGGAATGGCAATTGTTTTTGAAATTATCAATGAAGTAATTTCAATAAATTCCCGTAATGCGGCCCGTGATGTTAGCCGTATGAGATAATGCATTGTGTTTCTGAAATTATTTTTTTATATAAGTATTGTTGTTATCTACACTCCTATATTAAAAATTAATTAATTATTAAATATATAAAAAAATTGAAATTATTTTTTATATAAGTATTATTGTTATTTACACTCCTATATAAACAACTAACGAAAAACATGCCAAATTATTCAACACAACTAAAAGCTTTATATGATGGATATGTACAAAGATTGGAAAATATGAATAAACACTTCTCGCAGGACACCAAAATTCAAATTGAACAAGTTTTCGTAAGTTTAGAAGTGTTTATTCATAAACACTTCTCGCAGGACACCAAAATTCAAATTGAACAAGTTTTCGTAAGTTTAGAAAAAAAAGAAAAATAAGTAAATTAAACAAGCTTTCGTAAGTTTAAAAAAGAAAAAAGAAAAAGTAAATAAATTCATAGATATGTTACATGCTTATGCATTTAAAGTACAACTAAAATCTGACAATAGATTATATATAATTTCTAAAGAAGATCTATTATCTAACAATAGACCACATACAATTTCTAAAGAAGAAATATCAACTGCTTTAGTAAATGTTATTAATAGACCACATACATTTTCTAAAGAAGAACTATCAACTGCTTTAGAAAATGTTATTAATTGTATGAGATAATGCATTATGTTTCTGAAATAATTTGATTGATAATCAGATATGAGGCATGTATGTAAAATTTAAGAATGTAAAACATTTGATTTAATACTTTTCAAAAATGTATTCATAAATTGATTGTCAAATTGATCTGCATTATTTATAATTTCATTTATTTCAAACCATTTTAGTTCATTATTAGTTTGACATCCTTGTAATGGAGATTCTATTTTATTTAAACAATTATTTATATTTTCAGTAGTAGTATTTAAATACGATCTAACTGTGTTTATATTTTTTATAGTATTTTCATCTATATTTTCTTTTACAAAATAAATAATATGTTTATATTTTAAATTAGTATAGGAAATATCATTTATTTTTTCTTTTAATATTGATATTGGATATGATAGTCCTAGAGTATTTTCATAAAATAATCTAGATGCAGTATCTTTAGGATTAAAATCATTTTTACCTTTTGATCCTCCAATATCTGCATATTTATTATTGTTATTATTTAATAATTTAAAATTATCTTTAGCTAAAAGAAAATATTTTTTATTATTTTCTATTTTGAAAAAAACAATACCACTTTTTTGATAATTCATATATATATATATATATTCAAATAATTTTCTTAACTAAACACAAATGGAAGACTTTTGGGTAAATAATTATAAGATACTATTTGATGAGTGGTATCATATTTTTCCTGATAAAAATATGTCTAGAAATAAAATTTTAAATTCATTAACTAGATTTAGTATAATTACATTAATAATATTTTATTTTATTAATTCATCATTTGCATGGTATATAATTCCATTAATAATATTAATATGTTGTATATTTTTTGGATTTAATAATAAAAAAATAAAATTAGAATTAGAATCTGATGAAATAGATTCTAAAAATAATTGTAGATTATCAACAAATAATAATCCTTATATGAATGTATTAATGAATGATAATTTACTCGATTTACCTGCTTGTAAATATGATAAAAATATAGTTGATAATAAATATAAATTTAATTTATATCAAAATTCAAATGACATTTTTGATACCAAAAATTTAGAAAGACAATTTTATACAACACCTGTAACAACTGTACCAAATAATTCTATTAAATTTGCAAATTGGTTATATAAAACAAATGGTAATTGTAAATATGATAATACAAAATGTTTACAATATGAAGATGAAAGATATCATTAATAATATATATAAAATTATTAATTTAATAATTTTATATGAATAAAACAAAATATATTAAAACTTCCATGAATTACCACAAATTAAACAATTAACAAAAGTTGTCATTGGTTCATCTGCACTTCGAGTTTGTAATTGATAAAAAGTACATTTTCTTTTACTACATTTTCTACATTTAAATATATTTGTTGTTGCCATATTTTTCTTTTTATAATCTAACCAATTAATTCTATCAATTATTGATTTCCATTTATTAGGAAATAGTTTGCAAGGAGATAAATTTGATATGTTTTTAATATCTATATCATCATTATTTATTGCATCTAATAAATAATTATTCTGTATATCTTGACATGAATCAATATTAGAAAGAATATCATTTAATTTATGAGAATAAATATTATCTATATTTTCATTTAATTGATTTATATTTGCATAATTAACAGAAAAATCATAAATACTATTTTCTAATATTTTAGATTTATTATTATCCTTTATAAATTTATTTAAATCATCAAATGCCAAATTTCTTAAATTATCCATATTTTTATTTAATAATATAATACTAATCTTTTATATAATATATAAATCAATTTATATATTATATAAATCAATTTATTCTATAAACTTTGTATTTTCAAAAATAGCATCAAAATACCATTTTTTGATATAATTGATGTATCCATATTTATTAATAACTTCCAAATTACAGACTTTTATAATATTATCAAAATCATTCTTTAGTATAGGATATGTTTTTATTATTAACTGTTTATTATTTAAAATTGTATCTATTTGATTATCATTTTTATAAACATTTATTAAATCAACAGGTTTTAAATCAGTATAGTATTCTGCTAATACTAGTCTTGGTTTAAAGAAATCTGAATTTTTACTTAAATAACCAAATATTTTATTTATACTATTTTTATTTCTGTAATCATAATTTCCATATAATATTTTCCATTTTTCTACTTTTGCACTATAACTAGTAAATCGTATTTTTTCACTATCATTTAATGGTAATGAATAACCACGTTGTCTATATTTATTTATTATTTCAATAGGATCTTTTGATCCTGCAAAATACTTATAATCAATATTTATTAATGTCATTGCTGCAGTAATACATGATGGTAGTAATAAAACATTATCTCCAGAAAAATATCCTCTTACACATGGTAAATGAAATTTAGATACTGTAGAAAAGAATGATCCCGAATATCTTGTTTTAAATATTTCTATATCATGATTCAAAAAAGATGATTTAATATTATATTTAATATTTTCGTGACATTTGAATAAAATATTATCATTAAATTCATTACTATCTTCATCTTCAATATTTTCATCTTTATGAAAATATTCTTTTTCAATTTCTTCTAATTCATCTTTGGCATTTTGTTGTTCTTCCGATTTTTTATTATTTTTAATAATGTCCCAATATTTATCCCAATCTTTCTTTGTTCTAGCAAAAACAATTCGAAGATTACTAACATTTACAATATCAAAAAAGATATTATATGTTTCATTTTTCCATTTATCAGAATCAAAATATTTTTGATTCTCTTGTTGTTTAAATTCAATATAATATTTATAAAAAAGTAATTTAATATCTTCATTATTTAAATTACTAATAATATCTTCATAAGTATTATCTTTATTGACTATATTTTTTCTTATAAATCCTTCATTTATAATTAATGCTGCAATTTTTATATTTGTAAATTTTACTGTTGATTCTTTAAACTTTTTATAACAATTATTGGAAATTTCTTTATTTAACTTATTTACTCTATCAATATATTCAAAATCATCTTTAATATTACACATCACATCTATATCTGAACTACAATAATATTCTTTGTAATATCTATCTAAACTTGGAAATAATGTCATTAGAGGATTATGTTTTGTAATACATGCAGGAATAACACTTCCGGATATACCTAAATTTTTCATATCTACATTATCTAGAATATCCACATTTTTATCACTTGTCATGAAAATATTAAAATTTTCTCTAAATTTTAGAAAAGACACCACTCCAAGTGGTGTATTATCTAATTCAACTCCCATAATATTCGCATTTAAGTTTACAACATTATTAGATATTAATAATGTTAAATAAGGATTATATCTAACATTTGTGGAAATAGGATAAAATGGTAATTTACTAGCCTGATCTATTGTAAAAACAAATCTATCTTCATCTTCAATTCTTGTTTTTTTAATACATTCTTCAATATAAAACGTTAACCAAGTATAAGATAGAGCGTATTGAAAAGCAAGAGGATAAGTATTAATTAAATTAGTGCAATTATTACACATCGGGATTTTATCTCTTTTATTTTCATCAACCCAATTTTCTAATTTATTCATATAATTATTATTATTAATAACCAAATGACAATAATCTCTCGAACTTAATAAAACCATTGTTAAAATATAGAATTCATATTTTGATTTTATAGTATTAAGTATATAATCTATATCCTTTGATTGAAGATCAATATCTTCATTAATTTTATATAACGAATATCCCTTTTTTTTAATAACCGATGAAGCATCTACATACACATCTTTACGATAAATATATCCCAAATATGCATCACCACCTTCTACTGGCATTTTATTAAGTTCTGTTAAAACATCTTTTATATTAAGATCAGTAACTCTTTGACTTACTGTTAAATTAAATCCTCTATTAATAAACTTGTTTGTGATATTTAATTTAGTATTTATATTTTTAGTCCAATAATTAGATGTTTCTAAATTCTTTAGAATTTCAGAAATATAATTAATATTTGGATATGGGGTTTTATAAAAATCATTCGCAATTTTAATTGAAAAATAATCTTTCGGTTGAAAATGCGCAGTATATTGTTTTACATATATTTCATATGTATCTCTAGTAATATTAATTAATGGTATTACTAATTCTTTTTCATCATATTCATAAGTTGAATTAAATAATTTTAAATAATAACTATCAACTAACACAACCTGAGATTTATGAACAGTATTATTTAATAATTTAATATTACTTTTAATCAAATCAAAATTTAATGTTAAATTGTTTAAATCATTCATTGTTAAATCATCATTATAAATATTTTCATTTATTTTGGAGTTGTCAGATTTTAAACATAAAACATATATTTTACTAAAATTATAACAAAATTCTTTATGATTCAAATCTATTAATTTTAAATAATTATTATTAATTATTATATTATTACGATTAAAAAAAGGATTTTTTATCGTTAAATAATCCGCTTCAATCTCAATATTATTTTCACTTCCATCATTCGATGATACATCGTCATCTATACCGTAATCTAATATATTAATATGTGACATTTTTATATATAAAAATAACTTAATACTAAATAAATATAATAATCAATTTTTTAGGGAATATACGTGTATATATTATCTAATTTATTTATTGAAATATATCCTAATTCTTCTAATTTACTTAGTCTTTTTTTAATATTAGTTTCATTTGGAATAAACATTTTACTTAATTCACTTCTTAATATCATTATTAATCTACCATAACTTATTGTTTGATTTTTTTTACAAACACGAACAACAAGAGCATCTATAAGTTGATCTTTGTCATAATTAATTTCATTTTCAACTAATTTATTATTTACTTTAATATCCTGAGTTAAATTAATCTCAATATTTTTGGTAAGTATTCCTTTACAAAAATTTAATTTACAATTTTTTTCAAAAATTAAATTATTTGATTTCATTATATTAATTATAGTTTTAAGATTTTCTGTTTGAATATTGGTATTTCGTTCTAATTTTTCTAAAGTAATATTATCATTATTACCGATATTTTCTAAAACACAATAATAAGATAATGGTAATCTTACATTAGCTGTTCCTAATGTAATATCAATAAAACTATCATCATATGAAATATGAAAAATTCTTTTTATATATTTAGCTGTATAATAATTTTTTATTATCAATAAGTAAATATCAATATTTTTTGATAAGTTTATGTTTGTATTAATGTTTTTATATATATCCTGCCATAATATAGTAGATGATATAAACACGTCTAATTTTTTTATATCATATTCTATATCTTTATAGTCATTAGTCTTAGTAGAAATATTAAGATTATTAATTTCTGAGTTCATATAGTCCGATAAATATATATCATCTAAACAATTTTTAATATTATCTAAATATTTACAATAAATATCATCATTAAAATATATTCGCATTTTTTCAAATGCTTTATTTTCATATTCATGATTTAATTTATATGTTGCTCTTCTTTGTAAATGATATTTATAAAAATTTAAAAATTCTATCTTATTAGGAAATATATTTTTATGAAATTTAATATATTCAAAAACAATATTAATATGTTCTTTATTTAACCAATAAAACATTGAAGCACAAATATAATTTGTAATATCATTATATGGTATGTTTGTACATATTTTATTCTCAATATATACAGATTTAATATTTAAAATTCTAATTAAATGATAATATTGTTTTGCTAAATTATTATTATAACTATTCTCATTGTTTAATTTAATTTTAAAAAAACAAATTAAATCATTATTAAATCTCTGTTTGGCATCATCACTAAAAAAATTAAAGATTGTTTTATTATTGAATACATTTAATAAATATTTTTTATCGAAAAAATCTGAAAATATCGATAAACCTTTCATTTTTATATTTACTAATAAAATATCAGTTAATTTATCACTAATCAAATTAATAAATAATGATAGCATTTTATCTTCTTCATCAATTTCAATTATTTTATTAATTAATCTATCTAATATAAATTTAAATTTTATAAAATCCAAATATTTACTTGTATCTATTTTATTCATATAATCAATTATACAATCTGTATAATTTTTAAGAAAAAAACAATTACATTTTAAATTACAATTAAGAAATAAAACAGTAAAATCAGTAAATTTACCAGTTGTCATAAATATATTTATTTCATTTTCAATTAATGAATCGTTCTTTTTTAAATAACCAATTAAAAATTTGGTTATTAAACTTTCTGATACCTTTATATCATCATATTGATAAAAATTATATTTTATGTTATTAATATAATCAATGCTATTCGCAAAATTATTAAATGTATTAATTTTATCAAAATCAAAATTGTTTAAATTAACATTATTTTTATAAGACTCCTCATATAAAATCCAATAATTTTTATATATTTCATTATTTTTAATATCACGTTCCGGTAATCGAATTATATTTGAATACATTTTTATAATATAAAGTAAATTTAAGTAAAATTTAATTTTTTCAATTATTTCATAAAATTGAAATAATTATTTAAAGATATTATTCATTTTATAGATATTAAATGAATAATATCACATTTTGTAATGATATTAAAAATTATATTAAAAATGAAAAATTTTGTAATGGTAATATAAAAATTGGATATCTTAGAAATGATATTTTTAGATATGATATCAATAACCATGTTTTTGAATCTTTTAAAAAATTTCTGGCTTTCAAAATTCAAAGTACTAATTATAAACAAAAAATATATCAATATTATGATTTAATATTAATTTCAAAAGATGAAAATTCACATATATGTTTTAAAGAAAAATATCATAATTTAGTTTACTATACTCCTTTTGATAATAAATTATCATTAAGATTTAAAGTTAAAAAAAATATAATAGTTGATAATATACAATTTCCATGTATAGAAAAATATCATAATTTTGAAAATCAAGAAATCGAAAGATATAGTATTAAATTTAAAAATTCAATAATTGATATTGATTTTATAAAATATGATAATATTAAAACTATTGAATTTTCATTTAACGTTGATATTAATAATTTTGAAGACTTTAAGAATAATTTATCTTATATTTTATCTAAATTATATAGAAATAAAATTACTTTATAACACAAATACATATGTTAAGGACTGCAATAAATTCCCACAAAGAGCTATTTATATAAATAATTTCAAACTAAAATAAATTGATATAAATAAAACTCCTTGAACTAATAAATTTGTTAAACTCACACCTTCCTCTATATTATATAAATTAGGAATATAAGATCCAAAAAATTCTTGAAATTTTGGATGAGAAATTATAATATATAATACTAAAATTATCATTGGATCTCTCAATAAATCTATCATTGGGCTATTTTTATTTTTTGATTGTTCTTCTACAATATTTTGTTGTATTTGTTGTGGTTGTTGTATTTGTTGTGGTTGATGTATTTGTTGTGGTTGTTGTGGTTGTTGTGTTTGTTGTGTTTGTTGCATTGCTTGAAGTTGTTGAAGTTGTTGTAATTGTAATTGCTGTAAATCATTTAAATCATCATTTGACATATAAGGTTGATCTAAACCTTGATCTAATTCATTATGAATTTTTGATGTTAAATTTTCCATATTTAAATTATTCAATTGATTTACATCAGTAGACATATTATTATCTTCCATTATTAAATAATTTAAATAAAAAATTTAAATTATACGAATTAGTATATATTTTTTATTCTACAATTTAAAATTTGGTATTTTGTTTTTTCTTTATTATCCATTTTTTTATAATCAATTGTATGTGTTTGTAACTCATTCCAAACTTTTAATAAATCTATAATATCTTCTACCAATAATTCATAAAACGAATTCTCATTATAAGGACTAAAAATTAATCCATTGCCTTTTATAATTCCATGTAATAATCTACTCATTGGTTCATTTATATTATCATCAGAATTTGAATTATATATAAATTGTAAATTAAATTTTAAATATTCATGTTGTTTAAAACCATAATCTTTATTTTTAATTATACTAGGAATTTTATTTGATATATTCCAGTTATTATGTGGATCAACTATTTCAAAATTATTATTAAAAAAAATATGTTCAAAATTATTTTGACTATCTATATAGACACCTGTATGATATTGATTATTCATTAATAAATCAATAATATCATTTAATTTAGTATCAATTACACAATCTTCTTTAGGATTTTCTAATCCTATATATGTTTTAAATAAAACAACATTTCCATAAATTAATTCTTTTTCAAAAGTTAGAAGAGATGCTAATAAATTATATTTTAATTTATCAATATTATCATTTTCAGTAGGTATTTTATACATAATTTGATAAGTGTATTCTTTACATTCATAACAATCTCTAAGATCACCATAATGTGTAGAAGTTAATTGAGTAAAATTAACAATTTCTTCCATAAAATTATCTTTGTTTACAGTTTTAGTTTTACAAATTTTATCTAAATTTTCTAATGTTTTGTTGATATTAACATAATTTGATTTTAGTTTCAAAATATCAGAACAATCATTATCAAAATTATTATTATTCTGATATATTATTGATTCTATATTAAAATCATTTGCTTCTATTAAAATAATATCAAAATTACTCATTATATAAAATTAATAATATTATTTACTTAATTAAACTTATTCCATTATCTGACAAATAATCATATATATTTTCTATATAATAATTTTCTAATATTTTTGTTGGTTGATTTGATGCAAATTTTATTCCTAAACCATTTTCATGTACATAAAAATCATCTTTATCTATTTTATATAAAAAACACTCTTTTTTTAAATCATTGAATCCTCCTCTTTTGATTTGTTTTACAAAACCATTATTTTTTTTAAAACCTTTTTTAATATTTTCACAGTCAATACAAGATACTGCAGCGAACCATGGTATTGTATATGCAATTATTCTTGAATCTATATTTATTTTTTTTGTTTGTTTATCTTGAGATGCGTAATATAATGAACTTACATTTACCATATCAAAATTATTATTATTATTAATAATTCTAATAATTGAATTAATTGATTTTAGTTCATAACCAATTTTTTTATAAATATTCACTAAATTTTCTCGTTTTTTTATTAAAAAATCTTTTTCTAAATATTCAAGAGGGAATGATCCATCAATTATTTCATTTCTGTGATTATCTAAATTATTTTCGATAACTGATTTAGCATTTTCATCTAAATTAATTCTTACAAAAAATTTTAATTTACATTCTATTTTTATATAGATTCTTGAATTTTTAAAATGAGTATTAAGACCTATTACTATAACATTATTTTTGAATTTTTTTATTTCTTTTTCTAATATTAATTGAAATTTATTTTTCCAATATTCTATCATTTTTTTTTCTATTTCTTTATATTTTTTAGAATTAATTTTCTCACTACCTTTTAATTTACTTTTTTTAAAATAATCTTCATATTTATTATACATTAAATTCATATTTTTATCATTAATTATTTTTTGAGTAATTTGATCTAAATCAATTATATTAAAATTAAAATCATTATTTTGTAAAATTTGTACAATTTTTTCTTTAATTTTATAGTTTAAACCAACAATATGACAATATATTTTATCCATTTATAAATAAATGAGAAAATTAATCATGATAACTAAAAATAGAACATTTTATAGCTTTTGGTATTAATTTATAACATTTAGAATTATATTTAAATATTTGTTTACATATAACTTTAGAATTAGGTCCATGATATATATTTCTATTTGTAAATAGAAATGATATTAATATACCTATTGATAAGCCGAATATTATATTAAAAATTATATTTATCATATTATATAGTAAGTTTTTTTTATCTAAATTATAGTATATGGATCAAAAAATATGTTTTAATCAAAATGCATTTTTAATTGGCATTATTTTATTAACTATTTTAATTTTATTCTTTAATAAAATTTTTAATATATGCCCACCTTGTAAATCAATTGTTATTTATAAAAAAGAATCTAATGATACCTCTAATAATACCTCTAATAATACATCTAATAATGATTCTAATGAGGATTCTAATGAGGATTCTAATAAAACAAATATTTTATTATCAAAAAAATATCATAAACCAAATGTTAATGATATTATTAATTATAGAGATGCAAATGCATTTATAAATCCACTTCATCCTCCACATAGAAGATTACCTAGACATATATACCCACAAGAAGCTAAAGATTATATTTTCGAAAATCCTACAAGAGGATATCCAGATAATTACCATTATTATGGTAATTTAATAAGACGAGAAGATAATAAAATAGTTAAGTTATTTGGTAGACAAACATATCCTGGAAGCAATAAATATGAATATTATGGTCTTACATCAGATATGGAAGGTGGTGCACAAGTAAAAATACAGATCGATGTTAGGAGTGACAGAGAATTATACGATAAAGATGAAATAGATATTGATTTTTTAAATACAGATAAAGGTAAATTTATATTATATATGAATGATTATGATAGACCAAGATATAATCCTTTTGTTATAAATTAAATATTGCATCGATTACATAACTTTGTTGTAAATAATCTTATAACTAGTCATTACTTATATCTCGATCATTAAAAAATTTTTGTATTATAAAGATAAAAAAATAAAACACTATCTTTAGATTTATCAAGATTATCATCTGCACTTATTATATAATTTTTTTTAGATATATAAAGTACAATATTTAATAAAGCTTCGAGTTCAATAGGATTTTGTATTTTTAATCGTGAATTTATTAAAAATTCTTTTAAACCTGAATCAACATTTAAATCATTACTAGATAAATCAAGACCATATTTTAATATTTTTTTGCTAATATAAGTTTCATTTTTATTAACTGATGGAAGCGCCCATGCCCATATCCATAATTTACTTTTTTTCTTATATGTCCCAACGAATTCGTAATTGGATTCGCAAATGACTTTACCATCTTTATCGTAAAATATAATAATCGGATTTTTTAAATCTGAATTAGTATTTTTTTTTTTAATTTTAAAGATTTTACTAATAAAATCTTCATATTCATCTGTTTTTTCATCATAATATTTATATGCATTTTGAATTAATAATTTACTATTCATATTAATTAATAATATATATAATATATTATTAATTAATTATATATTTATATATATACATAAATGTTTATTAATGATTTTTATATTTTTATTAAAGATAATCATATTATTACAACAGCTGTTGCAACAATTTTTAGTAGAATTATAACTGATTTAAGTTATTGTTTTATTGAAAATATATTATTACCTATTATTAAAATAGATTACGACAATGATGGAAAAGCAGACATAGATAATCTTGAAAATAAAATTATAATATTTAATGGTATTAAAATAAAATTAGGAAAATTTATAATAGAAATTATAAAATTTTTATGTATTACTATAATTTTATATTATATTACAAAATTAAATTCATATACGAAATAATATGTACCAAAATTACTATAGGCCCAAAGAGAGTAATGTTATTTAGTATTTAGAAAGTATTACAATATATAAAATTAGTTTAATATTTTTAAACTAATTTTATAGGCATATCACAAAAAACTCTTAGAGCTTTGCTTTTGCTTATTAAAATTCAATAATATTTATTTCTTTTGGTAAATTAATAGTACTATTTTCTAAATTATTATTTTCTAAATTACTATAATCCTTTGATGTATTTTTTAAGAAAATATTATCATTATCTGATTCAATATTATTTTCTATAAATATATTCCCACTACCTAATTGTTTTTGAATACCATCTTCATCATCTAATTGATTTATTGATTCTATTTGTATGTCTAATGGCATATTAATAGATGATTCAGTTAAATTTATTTCACCTCCTTTTTGATTTTCTATTTCACTTATAACATCAATAATTATTATATCATATGGTAAATCTATAGTAGTTATTATATCATTATCATTATTATTTGATTTACTCGTATTTTGTAAAAAAATATTATCATTATTTCCTCCACTTTGATTATCATTTATTGATTTAATTTCAATCTCATATGGTAAATCTATAGTAGTTATTATATCATTTTCATTATTATTTGTTTTACTTGTATTTTGTAAAAAAATATTATCATTATTTCCTCCACTTTGATTATCATTTATTGAATTAATTTCAATCTCATATGGTAAATCAATTGATGTATCTGATAAATGAACATCATTATTTCCTCCACTTTGATTATCATTTATTGAATTAATTTCAATCTCATATGGTAAATCAATTGACGTATCTGATAAATGAACATCATTATTTCCTCCACTTTGATTATCATTTATTGATTCTATTTTAATATCTATATTAATATCACTAGTTGATTCGGATACATTACCATCTTTAGTAATAAATTCAATATGGTCTGGTATATTACCACCTTCCAGAATTGAAGATACTTTTATATCTTCATTTAGAGTTTGGATTGATATAGAATTTGGTAAATCAAAAGATGTTTGATCTGTTTGATCTGTTTGATCTGTTTGATCTATTTGAGATGTTTTAGTAGATTCATTCATTGAAATAAATGTTTTCGTTGATTCCGTTGATTCCGGTGATTTAAATAAATTTAAAAATCCTCCATTTACATTATCTTGTGAAGATACATTAAGAAATGGTTCTTTTTTTTCATTATTAAGAATTTTATTTATATTCAAATTAGGACTAAATTGTCTGAATGAATCAGAATGGCCTTCTATAGAGAATACTTGAGGAAATCCTCCTTTAAATTTATTCGCGCCTCCTTTTAAAAAATCATCAAATTCTGTATCAGTAGAACTTGATACAGATTTTTCATTATTATACTTTTTAATGAAGTCAATATAGCTTTCCATTATATAATATAATAGATATAATATACAAAAATAAATTAAAAAATTATTATTAATTTCTCATTATTACTTATAATATTTAAGTTATTATTTACTATATTATTTTTTGATTCATTTTTAGTAATTTTATTATTTTCATAATCTAAATTTTTTATTGTGTTTTCGTTTATTGTGGTTTCGTTTATTGTGGTTTCGTTTATTGTGGTTTCGTTTATTGTGGTTTCGTTTATTGTGGTTTCGTTTATATTACTTTTTTCCAAATCTAAAGTTTTTTTTGAATTTATTTTATAAATATGATTAATATTACAACATTTACCTTTATTTGGACAACTATATTTTAAATATTCATTATTATTAACATCTCCAATATAATTTAGATATAATAATCTGTGTAATGCATGTTTCTTTCCATTAAAGAAAAAATTTATATAATGTACATTGGTTGCACTAATATAAGTAATATATCCTTGCCATAACACACACTTATCACTAAAAATGCAATTTTCTATATTTCTGCTTATTCTTTGGAGGCTTTTAACATCTAATTTTTTATTATCATTTATATCATCGCGTTGTTTATTTATTAAATCTACTAAGATTTTATTTTTTGATATTTTTATCATTAAATAAATAATATAATATTATTATAAACAGGTTAAAATAATATAATTGTATTTAAATTATTAATAATGTAGTGCTTTAATTTTAGAGGGTTTAGAAGAAGCAAAATTGAATTCAAACATTATTACTATACTTTTTTTAATAAAATTATCAGTTTTAAACGAATCTATTTTCATGTTTTTATTTAATTTAAAATCATAACTTATATTACCTTTATCCAAAACATATAAAATTTCATAATAATTATTAAAAATTATAATAGATAAATTGTAAATTTTAGATAAAACTGTTAACTCTATTAAACCATTATTTATTAAATTATTTTTCCCTGATAATTCTTGAATATAAGAATCAATCGACATATTTAAAATAGATTTGAAAGTTTCGGATATATAATCCACATTACTACTATCAACTAAGAAATCTATTACATTACCTCTAAAATAATTTGATAAATCGGTTTGTAGGTCATTATAATAACCTAAATTTCTAAATTCAATTTCATATAAGGCATTATTTATCCAATAATAGCTGTTTGCAAATGCTCTTAATATAGTATTATTATTTGATATAATATTTTGTATATAAATATCTCCTAATTTTTCAATTGGATTTTCATTATTTTCATCTTCAATTGATTGACCTGTTTTATAAAATTTTCTTTTACCTATAATTGGAATATTCTCTTCACCAAAAATCTGACTTAATATTTTATTTATATTTGGAATATCACTTTTAATAATATTCTCTTTATTTCTTTGTGTAAAATTATTTATATCAACAATATCACTTACATAGTAATTATCTATAGATAAAATCTCTTTTGATTTCATTTCGTCTTTAATTAATTCATGAACAATTTTATTTACAAATTTTATTACAGCTTCATTATTTAAAACTAATTTACAGTTATTTGATTTCCATTTACAATGAGAATTTTCATTACAATTTTTTTTATCTATATTTGTTTTACATAAATCACGTTTATTTTTTATATTATATTCATTTAAATCTTTTATATTTTCATCTAATTCTATAAAATATGTATCTATATTACCTGCTGTTTGAGATAATGAATATAAGTCTTTATCAATATATTTAAATAATAAATTTTGTAATAATTTTTTTTTCTCTTTTATATGTATTTTTGTATTATCAATAATTTTTATTATTTTATCTTTTAATTTATCATTTAATTTTAAATATTGACTTAGTTCTAATCTAAATAACTCATAACTTTCTTTTTCATAAGATCTTGAATTTATATCAATAATTCTTTTATCAATAATATTATTTTTATTTTTTATATAATTATCTATTATATCTTCTTCTGAAATATTTTTTTTCTTGAAATCTTTTCTATTAAATTTTTTGGCAATATCTATTATTTTTTTTTCCTGAATTAATTCTGGTTTTATTCTTAATTCAATATCATTTTCTAATAAAAAGGCTACAATCTTATAACTAGTATTTTGTTTCTCTATATATAAAAATCCTATTGGATTTAAATCTAAATCTATTTTTTTATTAATATCTAATAAATTTGTAACAGTTTTTTCAACAGAATTTAGATATTTTGTTATATCATCTAAAATATTTATATTATGTAAAATTCCTGAGGGATAAGTTGGTAAGATAGTATTATTATTTAATATAATATATCTACATTTATTTCTTGGATCAATAAATTGTCCTTTTATTTCATATTTATTATCTTTTATTTTAATTAATTTTTCATTCATTAATTTACAACTATAATCTATACCATTCTTAATTTTTTTATTCATTTCTTTATTACAAGCTATGTTATAAAAATCTAGACATTTGTCTATATTTTCATCTTTCTCATAAATCCTTATAATTTCTACATTACTATTAGGTTTACTTTTTTTTATAATAAAAATTGGATAATATATTTTATTATCTTTTAATATTATTACATTATCTCTATTTTTATTATTTCTATATATATCATCTTCATAATTAGAACATAATAAATTATAATCATCTTTTATTATTTTTTTTTCTAATACATTTTTTATCATTATTGATTTTTTTTCAAAAATATAAAAATTTATTCCATTTTTTGATATTATATTTGGTTTTGATATTAGATCTCCAATAAAATCATAATCTAAGAATTTATTATTATTTATAAAATTTATAAAATTATTTCTTGATACAAATCTTGTTTTTAAATCACCTGAATTTAAACTTGTAAATAAAATATCATTCTCATCTTTTTTAATTAAATCTATTAAATTATTTTTTAATTCATTTACACTTATATCATAAATATTTGATATTGCTTCTAAAAAAGGATGATCTGACATTTTAACACCAAATTTAAAAAAATAATAGGGTGTTGCATTGACTAAATAATGGTTTTTAATAATTATTTTAAATTTAGATATTTTATTTAAAAAATTATCCAATACCTCTGGTAATAATCCAAATCGCCCCTCTTGGATTTTATTCGTATCTTGTAATATATAAATTTTATCTGTTTGAATTTGTTTTTTTTGAAACTCCACCTCTTTTATTTTTCCCATACATTTTAAATAATAATTTTTCTTGTATTTATTTTTTGATTCTAATGGATCTTTTTTAAAACAACATGGCATACATAAATCATTGGGATTCTTACTTCTTGACAAAAAACCTACATATTTATATTCATTATTATCAGAAGGATCACAAATATATAATAAATTATCACCTTTTTCTTTTGAATTTACTAATTCTGCTGCTCTTAATATAATCTCGGTCTTTTTCATTTTTATTTTTTTCTCATAATATTTCGTTTTATCATTAAATTTATAACCTTTTTTTAATAATTCATCCAAATTTGAATAAATATATTGTTGTGGTTGACGTCTTTTATCACCACTGTTTTGACACGATCTTGTCCAATGACTCTCACCTTCATCTGGACGATAACCTAATCTAGCTGAATCTAATTTTGTTATTTTTTTAACAGTTTTTACTACCATATCTTCTAAATCTATAATGTCTTCGACTTTATTTCTTCTTTTGGCAATGTTTACGAGTTGTTTTAATTTATCTCTTAAGATTTGCATATCTTTATTTTTTTCTAAATATGTTTGAATATATAAATAAATCAATCTGTTCATAAATTTTATAATTCTATTTAATTGTATTTTATTTCTAGCTCCTGAAATTCTTATTTTATAATTATTTCTTGATTTACCTTGTATATCAATTCCTATACCAGGATGATTATATTTAGGGGCATTATCTAATTTTCGTAAGATTTTTCTTGATTTCTTAATTACAGGATATTTTTTTTTTACATCCTCTATTTTTTCAAATGATTGTTTTTCTGTAATATTAAACTGTCTTGCTATTTCTTTAATTAATGAAATATCTGTATATTCATAATTTTTTATAAAATAAATTATTCGATGTTCTACTTTTGATTCATTCTCATATTTACTTACTCGTTTATATCTAAGATATGTCCCAAATTTACTTTTTGTATTTTTATTTCCAATTTTGGAAGTTCTTTTTCTTGGTTCAATTACTAAAGAAATATATGGATAAAAATTTCTACAAAATTCAGACAAATCATTGTGATTTATTGATTTCTTTCCTTCAAACTCAAATTTTTGAATTGAATTTATAAATGCATAAATAAAATCCTTATCATCAGGAATATTTATTTTTAATTTACCGTTTTCACTATTTATTTTTTTTATTAAATTTATAATATATAAATATGTTCGTTTTATATCATCTACTGTCGCTTTATCCTCCTCTTTCCACTGGATTTTATACTCTAAACGTCCATTTTCATTTAAACTTAATGCAATATATTTATTTGTTGATCCACCTTTTTGATTTGCTTTAATTTTAAATGATATACCATAAGGAGAATTCTCAAACCATTTAGACACTATCGCACCCTTATCATCCTCACGTGTCTCTCTGAAAAATTTATATATCATTTTACCATCTAATAATTGATATTGTAAAAATGGATATTCTTCTGTCATTATAAAATTATCAAATATTCTAAATAAATCCAAATTAGAATTATTAAATGTATTTGTATGAGACACGTATGCATGAATAACAGAATGTGTTATATAGTTTTCTTTAAACATATTTTTAATATAAGGCATATTAATATCAACATTTTCAACAATTTTGAAAATATCATTTTCTAATATTAAATCATTATTGATTGTCTGAAATACATTTTTCATATGATTTATTTCATATTTACGATTTTGCTCATCTTTAACATTTAAATAATTTATAATTTGTTTGAAATCATCTGTATTAATATGAAAAAAATAAATTTTTATATAAATATCATATAAATTTTTTAATTTATCTATTGATAAACTATAATTTAATCCTAATTCATTAAAAATATCTGTAATATAAATCTCATTATTTTCAATATAATCATCATAATCTTCTAATAATTTAAATTCATCCTCTTCACGTCTTATTCTTGATCCATATTTTCTCATATCTTGTTTTAAAAATTTTAAACTACCTCTTAATTCTTCATATATTTTTAAATTATCTTCTGGTTCTATATCTATCTTTAACATTTGAGTTCTTTCTATCCATTTCTGCCCTAACATTATTTTATTTTGTTTTTTTTTATTATCTTCTTGATCTATAAAACTATATTTTGACCACATATATGTCCTTGAAGGTGTTAAATATGCATTATGTTTAATATCACCACTTATTTCAAATATTTTATTAAGTTTAATAGAACAACATATTTTTTCTTTTATTTTTTTAATAGTATCATCTTTAAAAATATATTGTTCAAAAATATAATTTTTTATAAAAACGTTTTTTATAGTATCATCATACATAACATTATTTTTACTATCAGGAAAATCTATTAATTTATTTTTAGAAGTTATGTTTTTCTCATCATTTTTCATTATTTTATCTATTAATTTTGATGTTGATTCTACGTTCTCATCTATTTCACTTGAATGATACATATTTTCTAACTCTTCTAAATCAAACTCATCTATATCGCCCAGATCTTCTTTATTAAGAGATATTGGATTATCTGAATTTTCGAAATTATCTTCATCTTGATCCCCATCATCTTGATCCCCATCATCTGCAATTATTTCATCTTCTTCATCACCACCTATTTGGAGATTATCTGAATTTTCTAAATTATATTCATCCGGATACCCATCATCTACAATCATATCATCTTCTTCATCGCCGCCTATTTGAAGATTTCTTGTACTATAATCAATTAATTTATGATCAATTAATTTATGATTTATTTGTTTTTCCCTTAGTGAATTATTTCTCTCTCTTAATTCACGTTCTCTTTTAAAAAAATATTCATAACTATACATTGTCTTTTCAGATGAAAAATTTAAAATTATATTATTATCAATCCATTTTTTCCCAAATTTTTTTTCTATATCTTTATGTTTTTGAGGAGTTTTTTGAATTAAATTAAAACTTAATTCTAAATGTTCTCTTAAAAATAATTTTAAAAACCATTCATTGCCATATCTTTTTATTAATTTCTCTATTTCTTTTAATGATAATTCCATTATTGTATCGTAAAAATTTAGATTTTTTATTTTTAATAAGATTTTTTTAATCTCGGCATCTATTGAATTACCTAAAAAAATAAATAATTCATATTGATTTCGTTTATTTAAATTTTTATATTTGTATATTAATTTTACTGGATCATTCATTATATATTAATTAATATAAAATTAATATATAATGAATTTAATTATATTTTATCATTAAATATTCAATATTCAATATTCAGTATTATTAATTTAAAATATTACTACCTAATTCAATACCACAATATTGCTCTGGAAATGAATTATAATCTTTATATATATAAACATCACACTCCATTGCATATTTTAATAATTCAACATTTATTTTTTTAAATAAAGGAGTATGACCTATTTCAGGACATCCTACATGAGCTATTTCATGTATTGCAACATACATTAACTCGTTCATATGATGTATTTCATTATTCTCTTTTGATCTCAAACAAAATACAATCTCTTCTCCTTTATTTACAGAATAACTAGTGAATTCTGATCTATCAGTACTTTCTCTAAAAATTATAGTATCAAATCTATTTTTTATTGTTTTAATATAAGGTTTTATAAATTCGGATCTACTTTCATTATTATTCTCACATTTATCACAAGTATGAATTATTAATTTTTTTAGTTTAGTTTTCATGTTTGATAATGTGTCCGCAGCTTTATCTTTATCTTCTAAATTTCTAACTAAAAACTGTTCTCCACTAAATGCTTCTTGGAATGATACTTCTGACGAATGTATAAAAACAAATATACAAAATATCGATAAAAATATAATAATTAATATAGTTTCTTGCATGTATATATATATATATATACATAATTTATATAAAATAAATTTCTTATATAAATTATATTATTATGGGTAATGCTCAATCTGGCTCAGCTTCATCTACTGAAGGAACATTAGATTGGGAAAATACAATGACAAATGCCACAGAGGCAAATGTGGTACCAAAAACAACAAATGGCATGGAAGTAATTGATCTTCATCTAAATGATATTGAAAATATTGATTCTGTATCTGAAACTAGTATTACACAAGTTTTTCAAAAACTTGATAATATCGTGACAAATAGTGAAGACCAAGACAAAAACCAAGACAAAAACCAAGACAAAAACCAAGACAAAAACCAAAACAACGACCAAGACCAAGACCAAGACAAAGAAGGAGGATCAAGTCCCTTTATTTCAACTGAACTATATAATAAAATTATGGAAGGCGGAGATGATAGTACATCATCTCCATTTATTTCTACAGAAGTATTTAAAAAAATTATACATGGAGGAGCTATGGACTTGGATGATAGCTCTAGTTATAGTGATTCGAATAGTAGCGAGTCATCTACTTCTTCATCTGAGATGATGAAAGCATTATCTCAGATAACAATTTCATCATCTGATTATCCTACAACTAAAACTCAAAAACCTAATAAATCAAAATATGAAAAACCTAATAAATCAAAATATGAAAAACCTAATAAATCAATTTCATACGGAAATACATCTTCCATTGCACAAAGTGGATATAATTTTTCCGATGCTACGTCTGATATAAATCATAATTCTGATACATCTGTATCATCTAACACACAATACAATGTACAATCATCATCAATTAATACATCAGATATAAATTTAGTTTCTGTTGATTCTGTTAATGGAAGAAGATATTTATAGACTAATAAATTAAATTAAATTAAATTAAATTATATTTAAATCTAAAAATAATTTTTTATATTTTTTATTATTTTCAGATTCTTTTTCTTCATCTGAAGTATTATTTTTATCTTCTTCATCACTATTTTCTAAAATATTTAATCCTAATTTCTCCATATCAGGATTATCATCATTAAGATAATATTTTACTACATTTTTTGATTTTTTTATATTAATTAATTCTAATGATTTGTTTTTTTTAACTGTTAAATTACATAATTGATTTTTTTTCCCTTTTACTTTAAAAAATGTATCAATTGATACATTTCCTGCTCTACGATTTGTCTCTATTTGAATTGCTTCATTAAATATCTGTTCAGGATCATCCACTAACAATTCTAAAAATTGAACCGTTGGATTCTTTATTTGATTAGTTAAATAAAAAAGATAATCTACTTTTAAATTATTCTCTATAATATAATCAGGATGTTCTATTTTATCACCTTGTAGTAACTTTTTACTATTTTTTACCTCTATAGCTACATATTGTACTCTTTCGTTTATTTCAGGTGCACTACCCGGATCTCTAGCCCTCATTCTATCAGCAAGAACAACATGCCCGATTCTGGTTCTATCTGCATATTTTGTTTTTAATGTTTTTGAAGTCACAAAATAATATAATGGAAATTTACCTTTTAATACATTTATAATAGATTTTTTTACATATTCTACTGCTTTGTCCACATCGACCTCATTTAACAAAATATCAATCATATTTCCTACAATTTTTTTAACAATACGAGCATTATCACGTCTCTTTAAAACAATGCCCATGCAGTCAAATTTGAATTTATTTTTATCGAATTCATACTTATTTCCAACATATCTTTTCTTACTCATAATACCAAATGGATGATATGTTTTTTCATACTCTAGATCTTGAGGGGCCTCCAAATGACTTTTAATAAAATTACCTGCTATTATACCCAAGTCTATCGCAAACTCTAATGCTTCTTTATTTTCATAATACTTATCATTTATCTTAAGACCAAAATCGACGAATACAGAATCAGTATCACCATATATGGTATCAGGGGAGACCGTACATTTGTTCATTATTTTTAATAATGTATTTTTTAGATTACTTATAAATTCTTCAGTATGTAATGATTTAATTAATTCTTCATCTAATAATTTTTGTATTTTTTTCTCATCATTATCTGAAAATGCTTCATATAATCCTTCAATTATTCCTGGAAATACATTTTCAATATAATCCCGAGCTAATTCAAGCATCTCTCTTCCTGTTGATGTTGTTGATGCTGCAATTTCTTTAAAACATATTTGACTATAAGATGATCCTAATTGACCATAGAGTGAATTTGCAGTTACTTTATATGCTAACTGTAAACCATCATAAATTGACTTTAGAAAGACATTCTCCTCTTTCCCCATTAATTTTTTAATGGCTTTTCTTTGTTTTAATAATTTAGATAAAATCATTGGCATTATACCAAGTGTTCCATCTTTTTTTTTCGCATAACGACATCTCGTTTTAGTACCATCAGCATTATTATACTCACAATTATAATAATTATACTCTGGATGATTATCATATTTATCATTATCAACAAATGTTTCATGTGATAAATTTTTTTGTATCATCGACGACGGATATAGTGACGCATAATCTAATACTGCTATAGGTCTTTTATAAAATCCTATTTTTGGATTAAATACAGTTGCACCTTCATATCCAACATTCTCTTTATTTTCTTCTATTTTTTTTAATTCTGGAATTAAATAATTCATTTGTCTGCATTCCTTAGCAACCAAACTAAAAATTTTTATTCCCTGCCCTCTTAAGAATAAATAAGATAATGGTATAATACATACATTAGACATACCAATATTATTATTAACTACACATAATCTTGCCATTAATTTATTTACTAATGCACAATCCTGAATACAGTATTCCGCTACAATCTTTCTATCATCTGCTGAACCTTTCTGTAATCTAAAAATATCTTGAGGTTTAACATCATCTTTTGACAAAGTCCATTGTAGTTTATCTTCCTTTGTTATTGGACTTTTATTTAATGTAATTAAATTAACATCTATTGATACAATTTTATATTTTTTACCATCTTCAACGAGTTCTTCGTCTTTATCCATTAATTTAATATAACTTCCAATACGTAAATCATTCGTTTTATCTACTTCTAAAATTTTACCATTTAATTTAACTACTTTCCCTCTTAAAAAATTCTCTGCAACAGAATCTAATTTATAAGAACTTAATTTAAAATCTTTCATTATCACTTTCATTAAATCTATTTGAACTCTTCCATGTGCTTCATAATATTTCATTTTATTATCACCTAACGCACTAGAAGATAAATTTTTCTCTACATAATTACACTTATGGTCCTTTTTTCTAGAAAATATCCCAAATTTATCTTCTATTCCTAGAAATTCCGCTCTATCATGTAAATACGGATTATCAAAACCAAATATATTATATCCAGTTATTATATCCGGATCCATTTTAATAACTAATTTTTGCCATGCTAAAAGTACATCCTTTTCTTTTTCATAATATTCTACTTCTACACCATCTATATCTGAACAAGTATTTAAAGTTACTATATGCTTAAAATAACATTCTTCTTCACCATTATAACTAAAAGTTGACCCAATTTGTATAATTTTATCTGTATCTCTTCTTGCTTGTGGAAAATTACCATCACCACTTGTACATTCTAAATCAAAAGATAAAATTTTTATTCTACTTATTGTTGTATCTTCTAATCCTATTATATCACTCCATTTAGCTTCAAAAGCCAAATCAGTATTATAACCTCTTTTTGGTAATTTTGTATATTTACCCTCTTCCATTTTAATTTTACCACTTGCATTTATATTTTGTATATGCATAAATCTTAATAATGGAGGTATACTTTTCTCATAAATTTTATATTCACGAAATTCACTATCTACTCCTGATATTTTATGTTTTGTATTAAAAATATAACTACACCTTTTCATTGCATCATGTGTATTAAATACCAATCTTAAGAATTTAAACCTCTTGCCAGCTGTGAAACCATATAATTTATGTCTTTTTACTACATCATGTGCAATTAAACTATTCTTATATTTTCCATACATTTTGGATTTTATATAATTTACAAATCTGCTTATAATTGATGGCTGCCAATTCTTTGGTATTTCAACAAAAAAATATGGTGTATAATCTAAAATTTTTAAATATACAGATTTATTATTTTCAGTATTACCATATGCCTCTATTACATATGATGAATCATCTGGATCATCATCGTCATATGCATCATAATCATTCCAGTCAATTACATTAAAAATTATATCTTTATTTATAATCTCTTCTTTTGAACTTATCATAATTAAATAATAATAATAATAATTATTTAATTAATTTTATTATATTTCAATTTTATAAAAAAATTTAAGGAAAAAATATTTAACTTATATATATATATGAACCAATATAATCTAATTGTTCCAAATTCAAATACTATATATTATGGAACTGATCCAAAAAGTATAGCAAGAAAAGTATTTAGAAACTTTGCTAAGACAAATAATCAAACTAGAATTTCTTTTGAGAACAATAATACAAAACAAAAATATCATTTTATCGCTATGACTAATAATAAATTAAATGAATACGAACAATTAATTAATACAAAAAATCCTAATCAAAGTGGGGGAGCAGAAGTTCAAGATAAAGAATTTTTTAAAAAATTAAGTGAATTATCTGGCAATATTAATATATCAATAGACGAACTTGTTAAAATTCTAAAAACAAAATATGACCCTGAAACCGAAGAAAATGATAAAAATGACGAAATGATTATGTTAGTCGATGATGGTATTAAAAAATTAGATCTTTTAAATAAAAATGTTGAAAATATAAATAATAACTTAACTGCAATTAAAAAAGAAATCGCACCAAAGGAAAATATTTTTTTTAACACACCACCACAATATGATAAAGAAACAGTCGAGGCAATTAGTGCAGAATCTAGTACTGGTGCAGAATATAGTACTGGTACAGAACTATCAGAAAAAAAAGGGGGGTTTTGTAGTATACAGTAATAAATTTGAATATTTTTTATATTACTAATAAACATTAGTAATATAAATTTAAATTATGGATTTAACTATAGATAATACAAATAGTGAAGAAGGTATAGAATCTGACAATGACTATGACAATAATGAAATTTTTGGAACTTCTGGATTAATTAATTTAGGTAATACTTGTTACATGAATTCAATTATTCAATGTCTAAGTAATTGTGAAGATTTTCGTAGTTATATTATCGGACGATCATTAGTATCGGAATTAATTAATAATACAGAATATGAATCTGCAAAATATGAACTTGAGAATTCTTTAGCATTTCAATTAAGAAAAATTTTTATTAATATCTGGAATAGTAGTTTTTATTCATTTAGACCTATATCCTTCAAAAAATTATTTGGTAAAAAAATAGATTTATTTCAAAATTCAAATCAACAAGATAGTCAAGAAGCTCTACTTTGTATTTTAGATACTATTCACGAAGAAGTTTCTTCTAATATAGAAACTCATTCTACAAATAAAAATTTATATTTTGATTATTTAGAAAATTTACACAAAAATGAAGATGAAAATATTGATAAAATTTTGAAAATTATAAAATCTAATAAAAATGATTACCTTAATTATAAATCTTTTATTGATTTCAAAAATTTACATAAAAATTTTTCGGAAATTAATAATATTTTTGAAGGTAGAACTATTGCACAACTCACATGTTCAGAAACTGGAGGTATAAAAACGAATTTTGAATCATTCTTCTACTTAACATTAGCAATACCTACCGAAACAAACACAAATATTAATAATTACAATACAAATTATATTATATCCGATGATCAATCATCCGACGATCAAACATCCGACGATCAAGTATCTGATGATCAATCATCCGATGATAAAGTATCCGATGAACAAGTATCCGATGAACAAGCATCCGATGATCAAGCATCCGATGATCAAGCATCTGATGATCAAGCATCAGATGATGAAGCATCCGATGATCAAGCATCAGATGATGAAGCATCGGATGATCAAGCATCGGATGATCAAGCATCGGATGATCAAGCATCAGATGATGAAGCATCCGATGATCAAGCATCCGACGAGGAAAGTAATAATGATGACAATGATGCTTCTAGTGAAATAAAAAATCAAAAAAAATTATCAGATGATGAAAATATATCAGATGATAAAAATACATCTGATGATGAAAATACGTCAGATGATGAAAATACATCATCTGACGATAATGATGATAAAAAAACATCTAATAATGAAAATAGAATTCAAAATTATATAAAACCTTCACTAAAAGAATATAATTTACATGATCTATTTAAAAGTTATATACAAGTAGAAATGTTAAAAAATGATGAGAGATGGTTTAGTCCTTATGCGAAAAAAAAAGTTGATACAGAAAAATCAAATTTAATTTGGGAATCACCTAAAATTTTAGTAATTGTTATTAAAAGATTTGAATATTGCTTTACTGGAGCTAAAAAACTAAATAATATAGTTAATTTTCCAATTACCGATTTCGATATATCTGAATATTTGCATGAAAATCATATTTCAAAATATAAAACATATGATTTATTTGCTATAAATAATCATACAAATTTTAGTAATTTCGGTTTTAATGGTATTTCTTTCGGTCATTATTATTCATATTGTAAAAATTATTTAGATAATAAATGGTACAATTATGATGATAAAAATGTAGATGAAATCGAAGAAGATAAGTTAATTACACAAAATGCTTATATGCTTTTTTATAGAGCAAAATAATTTGAACTTTATATATAAATTAAAGTTATTATATTTATAGACAATTTTTGCATGGTGTTTTATATATTCAAATATGAAAAATAATTATCTTTGTATGTAATTCAAGTATATATTTAAGAAAGTTTTTAGTATTATTATATAATGTCTAAAAAATATAATCAAGAAATAAAAAATCAAGATAATCAAGAAATAAAAAATCAAGATAATCTACAAATTATTAATGAGCTTAATTTACTTATAAAAAATATAGAATATAAATTAAATAAAGAGGAATTTGATAAATCTGAAATTATAAAAAATAGATTTAGATTAAAACATTTTAAAAATGCATTGAAGATAATAAAATTATTTCCTAATAAAATTAAAAATGGTAATGATCTAAAAGATATATCAGGAATTGGAAAAGGTATTATTATTAGAATTGATGAAATTATCGAAACTAATAAATTATCAGAGATTGATAATCCAAATATAACAAATATTGTAAAGGAAATCGATCTAGTGAATGAATTATCTCAAGTAATTAATATTGGGTCAAAAATTGCTAAACAACTAATTGATAAATATAATATAAAATCTATTGAAGAACTTAAAAAAAAAGTTAAAACTAATAAAATAGAGATTAATAATAAAATTAAAATGGGATTAAAATATCATGGGGTTATACAAACTAAAATTCCTAGAAAAGAAATTGATAAATATAATAAAATACTTCAAACTCTTGTAGATCAAATTGATAATGATTTAACTTTAATAATTGCTGGATCTTATCGAAGAAAAAAACTAATATCTAATGATATTGATGTTTTAATTACTCATACAAAAATATCAACAAATAAAGAATATAATGAAATAAATATAAATTATTTACATGATTTTATATCATTATTAAAAAAAAAAAAAATAATAGTAGATGATTTAACAGACACTGACAATGGTACTAAATATATGGGATTTTGTAAATTACCCAGACAAAAAATCAGAAGAATAGATGTCAGATTTGTTCCATATAGTTATTATCATTCTGCTTTATTATACTTTACAGGATCATATGAATTAAATACACAAATGAGACAAATCGCTAAAACTTTAGGATACAAATTAAATGAATATGGTTTATTTAAATTAAAAAAAGATGGGTCATACTCTGAAAAACCATTAAAAATTAAATCAGAAAAAGATATATTTAAAAAATTAAAATTAGACTATTTAGAACCAGAAGAACGATAATATAAAATTCAAATTAATTAATGATGATATTAAGGTACCAATAAAAAATAATGAAGATAAAAATGTTAATATTATACCAATACCCACAAAGTAAGCAGTAATATAAATTTTAATTTTAATTTTTTATAAAATAAATTAAAATAAAATGTTTATAAAATATAATGAATATAGTTTTTGATTTAAAAAGCTTAACTACTAAATTATATTTATCATTTTTTGTAATTTTAGTATTTTATTTATTATATTTAACTATTCCCGATTCAGAATTTGATAATGTGTCTACTTCAAATTGTAGACTTGACAGACTTTATTATACTATTGCGACTCATACTGGAAATAAAAATATACATATTTTAATTCCAAAAAGTTTCAGAGCAAAAATTTTATCAATATTACAAATATTAATTGCATACTCGATTTTAATTTTATAGGTAAAGCCTATAATAATTTGGGCGTATCAGAAAACTACAATGAATATAATAAAAATATATTGTTATTACTGTCACATTAAATTTATATAAATGTGTATGTTTTATCTTGAAAATTGAAAAATTGAAAATATAAATTTATAATAGAATTAAAGAATAAATTTTATAACAAATAAATATTCATACATCAAAAAAAAATAGTCTTAAATGTCATTGCAATTGACTAATAACACGACTTCTTTTATTTTCAGCTTCTTACCTGGTCAATGTAATCAACGGGTTTTACGAGTTTAATAATAATAAAATATTTAGACCAAATACAAACGCATGTGGGCACGCATATATTGGTTGTATAGCATGTGATTTAAAAAAAGAAAAAATTTATAGTTCAGGTATGAATTTATATAACACTGATATGAATATACATTTTCGTAATCAAATTCCACAAACTATACACGCTGAAGAAAATACAGTTCATAAACTCAAAACATCTGAAAAAAATAAACCTATTGATATTGTTGTGTTTCGAACAAATAAAAATGGTTCATCTTTATTGATGGCTAAATCGTGTGATAATTGTAAACGCATTATGAAGAAAGTGTTGCTTTTAAAAAATTGGAAACCACGTAAACTGATATTTACTGATGATAACGGTCAATTATGTAATGATATTTGGTAAGAAACATAAAATTATTACTTTATTTGTTTAATATATTTATAAATTAATTGTATTTTTTTTTACTGATAAAGTCCAATCACTATATTTGTTCAAATTCAATTAAATTACATTCATTAACTAATTTAATTGTTCCATCGGAATTATTAATTTTAATAAAAAAACGTAATTTTTCCAAATCTATATTTGATATAATAAATTCATGAATAAAAGTATTTGAATATGGATATCCTTGATGAAATTTAGTACTATTTTTAATTAGTTCATTATTATATTCAGCAAAAAATAAAATACCATCTCTATAAAAATTTTTATTTACTTGTGTGTCACAACATTCCCAACAAAATATTATTTTAATTTTATAATAATTTTTTAAAAATTTATTTTTTATTTTAAATTTTATTTCAGATAATCTATCTATTTTAAAATCTTGATGGTCTTCTTCAACACTACAAATATTAATATCTTGTGTTTTAAATTTATTAATAGTAATAGTTCCTAAATTTTTACATGATTTATCCCAATATTTTAGTTCATTATTTTCTTTAATAAATATTATATCACCATAATTTAAATTTATATTACCACTTAAAAAATCATCTAATGTCTCAAAATAATAATCGATTTTAATACCTTTACCTATATCACCTTTTTCACCTTTTTCACCTTTTTCACCTTTTAGACCATTATCACCTTTATTACCTTTTAAATTACCAATTTTTGTCCATTTATCATTTTTATTGAAATATAAATTTAGATTTTGAATTTCTAATGCAAATTTATTATTCATATCATTATTATTTAATAATTCTTCGGGATTATTAATAATCAAATCTAATTCAAGACCATTACCCGGATCACCTTTATTTCCTTTAATATTTGTAATAAATATCCATTTATTTTGATTATATGTATAAAGATCTGATGAATCTTTTAATAATAAAAAATCATTTTCTTTAGGAGATATTTCATTTTTATTATTTTCTAAATCATTTGAATTATTATATATATATTTAAATTTAAATGGAAATCCCATATCACCTTTATCACCTTTATCACCTCTTTCACCTCTTTCACCTTTCATCATTCCCAAATATTTCCAACTATCATTATTATGATAATAAATTTCTAATGAATTTTTAATAATAGCAAATTCATTAGCATTAGCATCTATGGGAAGATTCGATTTTGATCCTATAATATAATTAAATGAAAAAGAAGAACCATTGTCACCTTTAATACCATTGTAGCCTCTTTCTCCTCTTTCTCCTCTTTCGCCTTTTTTACCTGTTTCACCTGTTCTACCAGGTTCCCCTTTGACGGAGATTAATTTATTTAAATATTGCCATTTTTTATTTTTCAAAATATATAAATCCAATGAATTTTTAATAATACATATACTATTATCTTCAAATTCAGTATTTAAATTTAATTCTTTATCATCATTTAAAATTAAATCTATCTGTAAATTTTTACCCATCTCGCCTTTATCACCTCTATCGCCTTTATCACCTTGATCACCTTTCATTTTTAATGATCCTATAAAATTCCAACCATCTTCTTGTTTACTATATAAATCCAATTTATTTTTTATTAATGCGACTTTACCTAATTCATATTCATCTGATAACTCTTTTTCATCATTCAGATATATATCAATTTCTAATCCATTTCCTGTCATACCTTGATCACCTTTTTCACCATGTATTCCTTGTTTACCTCTAGGTCCTTCCTTTCCTTGAGGACCTAATTTTCCTGTAATTTGTATTGCTTGAACAATTGAAAATAAATTATTAATTTTTTGTTTTAAATTTTGTGATTCATTATTATTTGTTGTAATATTAATATCATAATATACATCTTTGTTTTTAAAAATTAATTCATTAGATTTTTTATCATAAAAAATAGATGAGTCTTCATTGTCAAATAGAGTTGTTATATTAGACATATAATTATATATATATATATAATTAATTTTCAAGAATTTAATTTATTCTTGTAAATTATATTAGATATTTATTTATTATTTTATTTTTTGAATTTCTAATAAATCTTCATGGATATTTTTATAAAACTTATCTCTAGATTTATTATAAGGATACTTATAATATCCTAATTTATAAGTATCATCTTTTTTAATTTTATATTTTTTTATTAATTTATTTTTATATTTTTCTAATTTTTCCGCATAACCTCTTATATTATCATTTATTGTTTTTTTATCTTGGATTAATTTTTTTTTTAATTTATTAATTAAAAAATTACTATCAACATCTATATTAAGCAATTTATGTTCTAAATACCAAAATACCCAAGCAACACAAAAACCTTCTGTTTCATTATCACGCCGAAAATTTTCATTTGATATATTCTGAAAATCATATAAATTTTGATAATTTGCTGGCTTAAAATATTTATATTTCTTTTTTGTTAGATCTAACATTATATTTGAAATTTCTCTATTTAAAAAATTATCCATATTATAATGAGAATATTCGAAAGATTTAGCTCCTCCATATGTCTCAAATCTTTCAATCGTTTTTTTATTATTATCTATTATAATAATACCTGCATGACTCATATCGTTTGCATGAATTCCTAAATATAAAAATATTATTTCTTTATTTAAAATATTATTAATACATTTCTTTAAATTTTCATTTATATAGTAGTTATTATTATCAATATATGAAATAACACCACATTGTAAGCATAAACGATCTTCGCCATAATGCTCAATTTTATAATTTTTAAAGCTTTCATTTTTTTTATTTTTTTCATTTTTTTCATTTTTTTCATTTTTTTCATTTTTTTCATTTTTACAAATTGGAAATCCAACATTTGGATATTTTTCTAGAATATACAATGCACCTGACAAAACAGACCAAGGACTTCCAGCAAATAATGTATGTATAGGTATTTTTAAATTTAGAAAATTTAAATCATCATCAGTTTCATTTTTTATTATATATCTAAACTGATTTTTAATATTTTCTTTATCTTTTTTTTTGATATATGATAAAGGTGTTTCATTAGCTTTATTTTTAATATCTAGATTAGCTTTTTTTTTAATTAAGATATCTTTAAAATCATCCCATCTATTATTTTTAAAAATTAAATGAAGAATAGTGTCACCAAAAATATTTTGTTTATTTACGTCAGAAATATTTTTTAAAATTTCTATTTGTAATTCTTTATCTAAAGTATTATAATTAATTGCATTATGAAAGTAAGTTTCTTCATAATTATCTACATTATTAAAATTAATTTTTTGGGTTAATAAAAATTTTACAAAATCATGATTATTCATAATAACTGAATACGAAAATATATCATGTGATTTACTCCTTAAATTTAAATCTAATCCATGTTTAATTAATGTTTTTAAACAATCTAAATTATTATCTACAACTAAATTAAAGGATATTGGTTCTGCCCTATCAAGTTTATTAACATCAAATTTAAAATATTTTTTTATAATATCTAATTTATTACAATTTTTATTTAAAATATTACTTAAACTATTTATATTTTTGGGTTCTAATAAACTACATCCCATATCACTTAATTCTTTCATAATTTCATGATCTAGTTTATCATTTAATAAATATACTACTAAAATGGTTTGATTAAAATTATTTATATGATGAATATTTTCAGGTTTATATTTTTTCATAAAATAAACTAATAAGTCTGAATAAATTGGTAAAATTTGATAACCATTAACACCATTGGCATTTTGCATATTTAATATTTTATTATCATATTTTAATAATACATCTATTACATTTTTATCTCCATAAAAACATGCATCATGAATAGGATATTGTCCATTAGGACCAATTATCTCTAAACATTTTATATTTTTAGAGATAAGTTTATTTAATTTATCAATATCCTTGTTAATAATTAATCGAAATATTAAAAATTTATCTTCCATATATATGGAAGATAAAATTTTAATATTTCTAGTTTTTTAAATTAAATATTACTGACATTGGAATATGATCAGAAGGTAATTTTGGTGTTGGTAATTTTTCATATTTATCTAAATTAATATCTTCAAGAGTACCTATAATATTTATTTTATCATTTACAAAAATATAATCCAAAGTATCTTTAAAATGATTTGTATAATTGGTATATTTTGGTTCTTTTCCAAAAATTTTATAAAATCCACTTTGATATTTATACTTAGTAAAATTTTTTGGTAAATAAAATATTGGATGTTTTGGCTTTAACTCTTTATTTAATTTAAATTCATAATTATCAGATGATTTTCCAGTAGTTATACCAATATAAGGAGCACTATTTGGTTTCATATTAAAATCACCACATATTATTGATGGTAATTTATTATTTGCCGAAAATTTATTTATTTCATTAAATAATAAATACATATGTATATTTTTTAAATCATCATAATTTGGATCATGAAATGCATGTACTGTAGATAATATAAATTTATTTTCTGTTTTTATTTCTTCCATTAGAAGTGACATTGCTACAAATTTTTGATATATTTTATGTTTTATTTCCTTTGTTAAAGAAATATTATTTTTACAAAAATATTGGTGCATAAGTGATATCATATCAATAGAATTAATATGTAAACATCTGAATATATTCATATTATAAGCTATCATAATACCTTCAGTCATATTATTATTAAATTCAGGATATCGTTTTCGTTGACTCGGTGGCATATTTGGATTTCTTGGAATATAATAAGACATAAACTTTTTTTCTTGTAAAAAAGGAAGAACATCGTTAACATAAATATCACATTGGATTTCCTGAAAACAAATTATATCAGAATTATATATTTTTAATTCTTTTTTTATTAAATTCCATCTATAATCCCAAGATATGAATTCTTTACTTTCATACTTATTAATTATAAAAGGAGCTAAAATATTATATGTTAATATCTTATAACCATTTAATGAAGATATTACTTTATAATCTCTCATATATATAATAAAAATATATTATTAAGCAGAACAATTTGTACATTCGCTTTCATCATAATCTTTGCTATCTATTGTGATTTTTTTTGCATTTGCTCCAGGTTTTGTTCTAAAATAATATATACCAGTTTTTAACCCTAATTTCCAACTAGTCATATGAGAAGATGTTATTTTATTAAAATCAGCATCTTCCATGAATATATTCATACTTTGTGTTTGATCGATATAAGGTCCTCTTTCTGAAGCTTGTATAACAATATGTTTTTGTTTTATTTCCCAAACTGTTTTATATAATTCTTTTAATTCTTGTGGAATATTCAAATATTGAATCGATCCATTATGGTAAATTATATTATTTTTCATATCTGTATCCCAAGAACCATAATTATTTAAATCATTAATTAAATAATTATTAATTAATTTAAATTCACCTGCTTGAGTTCTTCTCTTATAAAGATTACTTGTTATTGGTTCAAAACATTCATTATTTCCAAGAATCTGAGATGTAGAAGCTGTTGGCATTAATGCAGTTACTAAACTATTTCTAACACCATGCTCAATAATATTTTGTTTTAATAAACCCCAATCCCATCTATCAGATGGTTTAATATCCCACAAATCAAATTGAAATAGACCTTTACTTAAGGGTGATCCAATAAAACTATGATATGCTCCTTTTGCATTCTTACGTTTTATATCTTTCATAAAATGATCATATGTATTATCAGCTTGATAAGATAAATCACTTGATGTTATATTATCTATATTTGAATTTATTAATTTTACTATATTTTCTCCTCTTTCTTTAGATAATTCCATACTTGCTTCTAATGCACCATAATAAATAGTTTCAAATATTTCCTTATTTAAATTATGTGCTTCTTCACTTTCAAATGGAAATCTCATTTTAAAATAAACATCGGCTAATCCTTGTACTCCTATTCCAATTGGTCTATGTTTTAAATTAGAAAATTTTGCTTCAGGAACTGGATAATAATTAATATCTATTACATTATTTAAATTTTTACAAATAACTTTAGTTATATTTTTTAATTTATAAAAATCATAAGTTGGTTGTAAATATAACTTTAATTCATCATAACCCCCTATCCTTTTATTATCTATATAAATTTGTGGAACAGTACTACATACTTCATTATTACAATCTGAAATTTTATCATTTATTAATTCATCTTCTTCTAATATCTCTTCCTCATAATTAATTGAATAATTTTTTAATAACATTTTAGATAAATTACAATATTTACAATTTTGTTTACTATAAATCTTTACATCACCATTTAATTTAGGATTATTTACATACATACCTAATGATATCGACGCAAGATTACAAACAGCAGTCTCTTTATCATCTGAATATTCTACTACTTCTGCACATAAATTTGATGATTTAATTGTGCCAAGATTTTGTTGATTTGATTTTTTATTAATATGATCTTTGTATAAAATATAAGGACTACCTGTTTCTATCTGAGATTCTATTATTTTCTTCCATAATGTTCTAGCTTTTATTTTTTTTCTATATTTACCATTATTAATATATTCATTATATAATTCATCAAAAGAATTACCCCATACATCCGGTAACCCTTTACATTCATCTGGACACATTAAATACCAATAATCATCTTCTAATACCTTTTTCATGAACAAATCAGGGATCCATAATGCTAAAAATAAATCTCTAGCTCTATCTGTATCTGATCCTGTATTTTTTCTTAAATCTAAAAATTCAAATACATCTGCATGCCATGGTTCTAAATATATTGCAAATGACCCTGGCCTTCTCCCACCTTGATCTATATATCTTGCAACATTATTATAAACTTGTAACATTGGTATGATGCCATTAGATATTCCATTGCTCTCTCTAATTAATGAACCATTCGCTCTAATATTACTTACATGAATTCCAATACCACCCGCATTTTTACTAATAAATGCACAACTATTTATAGTCTTAAATATACCCTCAATAGAATCAGTCGTCCCTAATAAAAAACAAGAACTTAAATTTGGTCTATTTGTACCTGCATTATATAAAGTAGGTGACGCATGAGTAAAATATTTTGTTGACATCAAATCATAAGTTTCAAAAGCTAAATTTAAATCATTATCATGAATTGCTAAAGCAACCCTCATCCACATATATTGTGGTCTTTCTGTTATTTTATTATTAGATCTTAATAAATAAGATTTTTCTAAAGTTTTAAATCCAAATAAATCTATTAAATAATCTCGATTATGATTTATTTTAGTTTCTATTAATTCGTGATTATTCTCTACTAATTTGAAATAATTCTCTGATAATAGAGGACATAAATCATTATTTTTATCATAATTTTTCATTAATAATTTAGTACTTTCATAAAATGTATTAGGAGTCGTTTTATGTAAATTATTAATACATAATCTACCTCCTAATAAACCATAATTAGGTTCATCTGAACTTAATGCACTACATATTCTAATTGATAATTCATCCAATTCAAATGTTGTAATTCCATTATATAAATTTTGAATTACTTTTTGAGCAATTATTACCGGATCGACCTTTATTAATTGTGCATCATCAATCTGATATTTTAATCTATTACTAATTTTATCAAAATATACTGGCTCTCTTGTTCCATTTCTTTTTGTAACTTCCATATTTTATAATATAATAACTTAACTTTAACTTAATTCTTAATTATTATAAATCAATTTTTTTAATTTATAATAAAATCTTTTATGATCATTATCAAACTTTAAAAAATCATTAAATTTAACCATCTAAAACTTTAAAATAAAAAAGTATATTTTTTTATTTTAAAAAAACAAAAAAACAATTATTATTTTATTTAATTTCCCCCCCCCCTGTTTTTATATTTATAACAATTATAATTTATCACCAATTATGATCCATTTCACCAATAAATCACCAATATATATAACAGGTAGTTTGGTCTATATTACAATAAAAGGAGAAGAAAGGAGAAATATAAATAATAAAAGGAGAATATTTAAAAAAATAATAATATATATAGATATGGTAAATTATATATGTTATAGATGCGGATACACCAACAATGATAAAAGTAAAATAACCAGACATATAGATCGTAAATCGATATGTAAATGTATATATAATAATATTAATTTAGACATATGTAAAGATTATATATTATCTGGTAAAAGTTATGAAGAGTTCGAAAGTCAACAAAAAAACAATAATTTTGCTCCGATTAGTCAACAAAAAAACAATAATAAAACAACAAAAGGTAATTTTATATGTATACATTGTAATAAAGTATTAAGTTATAAACAATCATATTATAAACATTTACAAATATGTAAAGAAAAGAAAAAGGAAGAGGAAGCAAAAGATTCTATGGATGAATTAGTAAAAATATTAAATAATCAAATAAAAGAACAAAAAAAGGAATTAGATAAACGAGACAAGGAGTTGGAAAAACGTGATAAACAAATAGATGAATTAATTCAGAAAGCAGGAATAAATAATAGTAATAACAATATAACTCAAAATATCCAAAATAATATAAAATTATTAGCTTATAAAGATACAGATTTGAGTACTATAAGAGAGAAAGATATTATAAAATGTATGCAACATAGTAATATGTGTGTACCTCATTTAATAAAAATGATACATTTAAATCCGAAGAAACCTGAGAATCATAATGTATATATATCGAATTTAAAAAATGGTTATATAATGGTATATAATGGTGAAAAGTGGGATACACAAAGTAGAGAAGAAGTGATTGAAGATATGATAAATGATAAAGAATGTTTAATTCAAGAGAAAGTAGAAGATTGGATAGAGAATGGGATAAATTATCCAATTATAATGAGAAAATTCGAAAGATACCTAGAGAAAAAAGAAAAGAATGTTGTATTAAATAAAATTAAAGAAGAGATTAGATTAATGTTATTTAACAATAGGAATTTGATTTGTTCTGCAAATCAAGCAATTTGTATATAAAAAAAATATTATTATTTAATAACAAAATCATTACCAATAAATTTTCTATTATTATTTTCTAAAATTTTATTTCTTCTTTCTAATTCATATATATCAACTTTATATAATTCTCTTAAAAATATTGGTAATTTAAAAAAACTACTTGTATAGTGTATATCATTTAATTTAATATAATTATTAGAATTTTTTATATCAAATAATGTTTTATAATTATTTAATTTCATTCTACAACATCTCATAGTATAATCAATATGGGAATGACCTCTAATTTTAAATTGATGTTCGTCAAAATAACCAACTGTATTAATTAATTTTTTAGTAAATGTAAAAAGTGCTCCTTGGCAGTTTTTAGCAGAACAAAATGATTGTAAATCTTCTGAATAAATAGAATGATATTTTTCTTTAAAACTAGTATCATAATAAACTAAATGATCCATATTATTTTTTATATATGAAGAATAATATTGTAAATCCCAATGATCTTTAATAAAGAGTAAATCATCATTAATTATAAATCCAAAATCAAAATCAAAATTTAAAGAGTATTTTAAAATACTATTACTTTGTCTGTATATAAAATGTTCATAATTACAGATTAAATATAATGAAATGTTATTTTCTAATTTAAGATTTTTTATATAATCTTGTGTATTATCAGATGAATTACCGTCAGCTATAATTATAATATAGTCAATATTTTTATTAAATGATTTAAATAATGTATTAATACATGATTGCAAATATTTAATTCTATTAAATGTAGTAATTCCAATAATAAATAATTTATCATTTATTTTTGTATTTTCACATTTATAAATTAATTCACTGTCTAAATTAATTGTAAAAAAATCATAATTTTCTTTATTCCATTTAAATCGATCATAAGTTCGTGATGTATTTTGTTTTCTAATACATGAAGTTTCTAATTGTGCAATTACTAAATTTGGTTTTGCAACATAACAATTATTATCAATAAAGATAGATTTCATTGGATTATCGTCAAATGGTGCATCAAATTTTAATATATAATTATGTATTTTATCAAATGTAGTTCTATGATAAATATTACAAAAAGATCCGTTAGAACTAAAATTAGGTAAATAATAATCATTCTGATATTTAATGTTATTCCAATCCCATTGTGATGATCCTAACATTAAAAAACGAAATTTTGGTAAATTAATTAATAAATTATTAAATTTAAATACAAAATCATTAATGACCCCAATATCATCATCACATATCATTATATATTGATAATTATTAATTATTGCATTTTTAAAAATATTTAACATAGAATATAAGTAACCCATTGCTCCTTCACTAACAATTAATTTTCTTCCTAATTTTTTTTCATTTTCATTAAATTCTTTTTTAAAATATTGTTGAAATTGTTGTTTAGGGGGAGTAATTCCAGATAAAAGACAGTTTGATGGGATATAGTTATTTTTTCCGTTTATACCCAATGTTCTATCACATTTCACATTATTAATTTCCCATAATCTTTTAATTTTATAAAAATTATTTATATCTTTATCCATATTTATAATTTTAACTTCATCACATATTTTATTAACTGTAATTAATTTTTTTATAATAAATTCTTTGATAATAATTTTTATATTATTAAATTTTTTTAAAGATGGTTTTATTTTAAATATAAATGTTGAATTTTTTTTAACATCAATAGTAAATGATATTTTATTATTATTATCCTTAACGAAATATAAATTTCTATTTATATCTTTTAATATTCCATTAAAATCTGTAATAGTTAATAGAAATAATATTCCCGGTTGAATAAATTCCACATCAAATTCAATAAAATAATTATTTTTTGTTAAATAACAAGGAAATTCAATGTAATCATCATACGTAGTAAATTCATAATAATTTTTATATGTTACTCCATATAAATCTAAATATGATTGATGTTTTTTAAAATCAAAAATATAGTTGTCATATTTTATATTATAATCTCCTAATTGATTTAATTCAAAATTTGTATTAATAATATATTTTTCGGGGTACGAGCAAGAGGGATGACCTTCTGATATAGTTTCATCTATAGAATATTTTGTTTCATATTTCTTATTTTGTAATATATTTTTTATATTATTTGCATGATAATCAAAATTAGATAGATCCAACAATATAACTTTAGAATTTAAAAATTTATTTTTATAATTATTTGTAATAATGTAATTATCACTATTATTTATTATTTCATTAGTAATTTGTATATTATAAATACTATCAAATATATGAAGATTATTTTTAATTAAATGTGTCATTAATTTATCATAATTAATTTTTATATCATCATAAATAATTTTATTTTGTAAAATTAATATTAATTTATTTTGTAAATCATTCATATTATGAAAATATAAGTCTTTATCAATATAACCACAATTTAAATAAGTTAAATAAGATATTGGTTTACATTCTACTGATAAATATTCAATTAATTTTGTAGATTGTTGTTTATAATCAATATTTTCATCATGAATTATAATTCCATAATGACATAAACTTAATATTTCTAATATTTTTTTTCTAGATATACTTTCATATATAGTAAAATTATTTGTAGATTTTAATTCATTAATTAATAATTTTAATTTAATATTGTAATTTTTATCATTTTCTTCTTTATGTTTTGCAATAATTAAATAAAAATGAAAATTATATGATTCAGCTAATAATTTAAAAATATTTAACATTTCAAGAGTTTTATAAGATTTTTTAATAGTCCCACTATAACAAAAAGATATTTTGTTTGTTTTTTTTGTATCCATATTAATATCTTTAATTAATGGTGGTAGTACTTTTATATCTGAATAGATATGATTAAAAATTAATTCATCTTTAATTAGTATAGATTGAGCAATTATATGATTAAATTTTTTATAATATTGAATTAATTTAATATCAAAAAAATGAATAATTAATGTAACTTTATTAAAATTATCAAAATTAATATTTTTATCAGTTATTCGATAAAAAATATTATCATAATTATAATTATCTATATTTTCAACAAATTGTATATTTTCTAATTTAATATTTTTATTAATCTTAGTACATAAAACTGTTATTTTTAATTTATTATTAAAAGTTTGTAATAATTTTATAAAATTAAATAACCATACAATGGACCCATCTATAATATTAATATCTTTATGAAAAATAATTAAACTTTTTGGTATATTATTAAGTATATGTTTAATAATATCTTTCTCATCTTTCCAATGCAATGTTTTATATTCATTACTATTATGAATAACTGGTATATTCATCTCGTTTAATTCTTGAACTATATTTGCATTACCATCATTTTCTGTAAGTCTTAATCCAATAAAACATTTTCTGTAAATATTTGGCATTTCATGATATGGTAAATTTAATTTATTACTATAAATAAAAGTAAAATTTGGCAATGATACTTCTATTTTTTTATAAAATGTTTCTCCATATATTATTTCATTACCTGGTTTTAATCCATTATAAATAAATATACAACTTCCCTTAAATGATATGGGATAAAATAAAGTTTTATCTACTAAATTTAATTCAAATCTATTATTTTTTAAATTTATTAAATTTAATCTTTCTTGTATATTATCACTTATTGAATAAAAATTATTAATATTTAATTTTAATATTTTATTTAAATTGTTTTTTCTTAATTTAAATTTAAGATCTATATCAGTACCTCCCCACATAATATATATATTACTTCGCATTCTCCTTAATACTAGTAAATCTTCATCATTATAAACACCAAAAAATATACAAGGTTTAGTAAATGTATAAAAATTATTTAAATTAAATTTTTTTAAGAATCTATTTTTTAAATGATCTAATGATTTAGATATATAAGCTTGTTTTATTTCATCAGGAAAACATGTAATAATATTTTTTTGATTAATAATATTTTTTTGATTAATAATATTTTTTTGATTAATAATATTTTTTTGATTAATAATATTATTTTCATAAAATTTAACATAACATTTATTTTTAATATAATGATGAGATTGACGTGATAACTGTTTGTATGTATAATATAGTTTATTAGATAATTCTAATCGAATGGTTTTATTAATGATACTAGTTAAAGATTTTTTGTGTCTTTTTACAATATATAATATTTCTTTAACATTTTCATAATATTTATAATTTTTAAAAAATCCGATGTTATTAGTATTATATGTAATAGATATATTCCAATCGTAATTGGGTTCAAATAAAGTAAAAAATCTTAAATAATAATGTTCATCTTCACCATATCTATTAGGTCCAAAAAATCCTAGATATTTAAATAATAATATATGTATCATTTTTGATATCATAGGCATTTTAAGTTGATTATTTTCATAAAATAAGCAAGTAGATAGAAGTAATTTATTTGTTTTCATTAAGATATATTGTTTTTTAATTCTTGATGCTAAAGATATATCATCAGAATCTTGAAATACAATAAATTTAGTATTAGGATTAATATTTTGTAAAGCGATATTTTTAGAATAATAACATCCTGAATTATTTGGTAATGTAAAAAATTTAATTCTTTTATCTTTTAGTGAATATTTTTTAATTATTGTATTTGTATTATCATTTGATCCATCATCAATTATTATAAATTCAAAATTTGTATATGTTTGATTTAATATTGATATAATTGAATCTTCTATTGTAAATTCTGAATTATAACAAGTCATAATTATAGAAATCAACTCTTCATTTTTAATTTTATTTAAAATATTAACTGATTTTAATTTATTTCCTGAAATATAAAAATTTATATTTTTGGTATCATTATATGTACAATTAATAATATCAAAGTTTTTATTTATATATGCAGAACTATGGCTATAATAATTTATATCAAGAGTGTTTATTAAATCATGAGGTATAATTCTACAATATATATTTTCAGTATCGTTTGATGCTGTAATTTTATTATCATTAAAATTACAATTTATTAAAGTATCAAAATTTATTAGATCTAAATTTTTAATATGAATAACATAATCAACTTTAAAATAGATTTGTTTTATAACTTCAATAAAACAAAATGTTGATTTACATATATAAATAATATCAGCTTCTTGTATTTTTATTTTATTATCAGAAATAATACCATAAATAAAATTATAATTACATTTTTTAAGATTTAATATAATTTTATTATAAAATAATAAATTAGGATCTTTATTAGAAATTTCAATTAAAAGTAAATAAAATTTAGACTTCATTAATTAAATATAATATATATATTTAATTAATTATCTTATAATATATGTATTTATACATTTTTCTATAGTTCATATTTATAATTGATTTTTGAAATTAATCAGATTCATAAGTGATATTATATTCATCTGAATTAGAATTAGAATTAGAATTAGAATATTTAATAATATTTTGAATATTTTTAAAATTATCAGATTCAGATGAATTTTCAATATTATCTGAATCCATATTATTATTATTTTCTTCAGAATTATTATTTTGTAAATAATATTCTTCAGATGATTCAATTTTTTCATTATTTATTTTAATATTTTCAGATTCAATAGTAGATGGATTATTTTCTGATATTAAAATATTAGAATGATTATTTGGTATTTTTTCTTGTAATAAAGTTAAGATAAGGTTAATATTATTTTTAATATCTTTAATATTATTTTTAATATCTTTAATATTATTTTTCATATCTTTATTATCTTTTTTTAATATATTAAAGATATTTTTATCAAAACTTATTTCATCAAATGAAATATTATCATTATTTAATTCATTATCAATAATATTAAATATATTTGTTTTATTGTCTATATTTTTTTTATAAGAATTTAAATTTTCAGAATTTTCAGAATTTAAGTTTGGAAATCTTTTTTCTTTAATTCCATTTTTAAAATAATGTTTTGTTGCTTTTAATTTATTATTTATACCAGATTTTTTTAAATCTGGATATTTCTCAATATAATATTGCCAATCAAAATTTTGTTGATTCATTATATATCTTTAATATTTTTATTATTAAAATAAATAATAATTGAGAATATTCTTTCCCATGAATGAGTAAATGTTGGTTCATCATTTAAAAAATATCCATCTTCGAAATTATTTGAATAATCATCAATATTTATATATTTTTTAAAAAAATTAATTAATATTGGAGCTCTAATCCAAAATATTGTTCCTGCACAGAATTTTTTATGATCATTATTTTTTTTAGTAATTAATTCAGGATATGGAATTAATTTAAATACTTTATATCCAATTTGAAGCCAATGAAATATAGCATAACTTTTTAATTTATCATTATTTTGTAATATATTATTATCATATGGTATTCTATTATATGGATATGTTATATAAAATTCTGGATTAAATTTATCTAGATCATAAATATTATCATATTTTTCTTTCCAATTAATTTCATCTATAAAATTATTTTCAATATTCCATAATTTTAATAGTTGTAATATGATTGGTGTATTATAATGATCCATTAATCTAAAATATTTTTTACAACATATCATACCAATAGATTCATCTTCAAAAATGTCAATACATTTATTGACATTAATAATAGGTATAATAAGATCATCTCTCCATTTATCTTTAGATTTTGTATGAATTTTACATATATAATCTAAATGAATTTGATTTTCTATAATATATTTAATTTGTATAAAAAAGCCATATATATCCATACCTTTATTTTTACCAAATGTATAAATAGCATTTGGATAATTTTTTTTAATTTCATTAGTGTGTTCTTCAGAGACCATGTCTGAATTTATATGAAGCATTAATATTTTATTTTGATGAAATTTAGATATATATATTTTAATTTTATTCCATATATGAAAATTAGCAATTTGGATTAATAGACCAATTTTTTTCATATATTATATTATAATATATGAAAAATTATTCTTAAAAAATCGTCAATGAATTATTTATTTTTGTATATTTATTATTTTATTTTAAATTAGTGTCTTGTAATTGTTATAATAATATTATTTATCTTTGAGATATATATAAAATGTATTTATTACTTAATGATAACAAATATTTATATCAGATAGTAGAATCATTATTGTTTTGTTTAGTATATAATGATAAAGACTGTGATTTAGTGTCAGAAATAAATATAAAAGATGATAAAAATATTTATATAATTTTTTCGATAAATAAAGTAGTTGAATTACCTTCAAAATTTATAATATATAATTTTGAACAATTAACAACTGAAAGAGAGTGGTCCGAATTATTTTTTGATAAATGTAGAAAAGCATATAGAGTATTTGATTATTCATTAGAAAATATAAAAATTTTTAAAAAACATAATATAAAAGTGAATCATTTGCCCTTTGGATGGTGTCCAATGATTGATCCTGAATATACTATTTCAGAAAATGATAAGAATCTTGATATTATATTTTTAGCATGTAAAAATAAAAGAAGAAATGATATATTAAATAATTATGGTAATATATGCGTATATACAGATGATAAATGTTTTTATAATAAATATGAAGATATAACAAAAAAAGCTAAATTTAGTTTTAATATTCATTATTATGAAGGAAATACTATATTAGAGTTAACTAGAATAATACCTTTAATTTGTAGAGGTGTTATAGTAATTAGTGAAAGAAGTAATGATAGTTATTATGATAATATTTTTAAAGATATATGTATATTTGCAGATTTTAATGATGAAAATAATATTAAAGAAATAATAAAAAATTATAAATTTAAAGATTGTATATTAAATAAAGAGAAATTAATAAAAAAATTAAATTATGTAAATATAATTTCAAAAAATATTAATCTTTTTTAATATATATATATATATGAATATTTTAGAAGCTTATATAAGTCAAATGGACTATTTTAATGTAGTTTTTACTAGTATTGATTATGAATTATTAAAAAAAATTGTATTTAATTTAGCGAAAGATTTTGATGCTGAATTTATTGATATTTACTCTATAATGACTAATATAAAAGATTTAGACACAGATAGATTGAAGGAAATGACAAGTAGTCTTGCAAAAGTTAAATTTTTAATAGCACCTATCTTTCCATCTATTAAAAAAACGAATGAAACATTTACTAGTAATATAGATAATAAATCACCTGTATTTACATCTATATTTAAATTTAAAGTGAGTTATCATATTAATTTATCATTAAATAAATTTTTAATAGAAAAAAATAAAATTAGAAATGAGTTAGTAAATTTAGAAGCTAAATATAAAGAAGATTGGATGATGGCAAAATATATTAATGTTGCAAAATATAAAGATAATACAAATTTATTAGAAGATGATATATTTAATTTAATTATTGGAAAAATTCAAAAAAAGTTAGATAATGGCAAATATGAAGAAAAAATAAATAATAAAAATGATAACTCTTCTGGTGTACCAGTAATGTCTAAGTCTTCGCGACATGCATCAGAATATGATCATGAAAAAAAAGAAGAATATTTAGATAAAATAAATGAAAAAATAGATAATGATATATATGCAGAAGTGGATGACAGTGTATATGAAGGTATTGTGGATGATACAGTAGTTACAGATGATGTTAATATGGATGATGAATTATCAGATACAGAAGATGATGAATATAAATTGGTATCTGTACCATCATCTGTAACTACAAATTCAGAATCTCTATATAATACAGATACAGAGAAAGATCCATATTATATATTTAATAAAAGTGAAATAACAGATGAACAATTGACTTTATCGAAAGATTTTTCTGATTTATCTACATTAGAAGTTTATAATCAAGTACACGAAGGAGGACAAGATAAAGCAATAGGAACAAGAACTTTAAGAAAAGAATATGGGATTAGTGGTACAAGAAACTTAAATAAAAAACTGAAATAAAAAAATGAAATATTAAAATGCTTAAATATATGATATATATATATATATAAATGTCAAAATTAGACTTAGATATTCAGAAAATCAGCTATTTAAATGATGATACATTTCAAGCAAATCATTTACATATTAATTTCAAAGGAAAAAGTATTAATCATGTAGTGCTAAATACTTTGCGTAGAATAATGCTAGAAGATATTCCATGTTTATCTTTTAATAGTGAATTAATTGAAATAATTAAAAATTCCTCTGTTTATAATAATGATTATATGAGAAATAGATTAGAAAATTTACCATTAATTAATATTAATTTTAAATTAGATTTGGATGAATATGATATATTAAGAAAATATACAAGAGGGACAAAATCTTATGAAGAAAATCTTGAAGTAAAAGATGAAGAAGCAGAGGATGTAAAAACTGAATCTTTTTTTACGATGTATTGTAAAAAAAGAAATGATAAAGATATTATATTAGATATAACATCAGATGATGTTGAATTCTATAATCAAGAAAAGAGAATTAATACAATTTATAAAAATCCAATTTTAATTACAAAATTAAAACCACATGAAGAAATAGAGTTTACTGCAAAAGCAGATAAAGGTATTGCAATGAATAATTCTCGTTATGCAGTTGTAGGAGCATGTTGTTATGAATTGATAAATGAGAATGAATTTATATTGAAATTTGAGCCAAGAGGTCAATTAGCTGTTAAGGAGATATTATTAAGATCATTTACACTTATAAAATTTAGATTACAACAAATTTTAAATAAAATAAATAAAATTAAATTTACAAGTGATAATCATGGTAAAATTATATTAAATAATGAAGATCATACATTTGGTAATTTAATAGCGAGAGGGTTACAAGATCACAAGAGTATAGAATTTGCAGGATATAAATTAGAACATTTATTAATTAGAGATGTTTTAATTGAGTATGTTACAAATGGTGGTAAAAGTATTAATGAAATTTTAAAGGATGTATTATTAGATTATATAAAGTTATATGAAAATATTGAAGTACAAATTAATAAATTAATAAATTAAATATGACCTTTTGCTACAGATTGTTTTAATTATCATTATAAAGAGCAAATAGTCCCATAGATATCCATAAAATTATACACATTGTTTTATATTTAATAGTACCGTCAAGCAATATTTTATTTAATAAATATGTAAATATTATAAAACTTGTAGATGTAAATGTAGTAATCAATGGAAAATTATTAGTTGTTTTTTTAATTTCATTATATATAATACTACTAATTGTGCTGAGAATAATATTAATTATGAATATAGACCATTCTTGGATATGTAAATTATAGCCTTTCTGGCTATAATTTGTAGAATATATATTATTAATAAAATTATTATCTATATTAATTTTTTTAACAAAAAAGAAGAAAATTAATGATACAATAAATTTTAAGAAATAATTAAGAAGTTTATATTCACCTGATGCAATGTTTTGAAGTATATATTTTTTATTGAGAATTTGTCGTAAAGATCCTGTAAATGTAGATATAGTGATAAAAAATAAAGTTGTATATATGTTCATTGTTTAATTAATAAAAAGAAAAAAATTTTTATTAATTAATTATAGTTTTTGAATGTATAAAGATTAAAAAATTTTTATTACATTTGTTTCCGTTCATAGCAAGATTTACAAAATAAAAAAATATAATAGATGGTTAATTTTTTTTTCTAGTAGGAAATAATATAACTTCTTTTATACTATCAATATTATTAGAAATTAACATACATAATCTATCAATACCCATACCCCATCCACCAGTAGGAGGTAACCCATATTCTAAAGCTTCGACAAATTCATAATCAATACAATGAGCTTCATCGTCTCCGTTATCTTTATCTTTTTGTTGTTGTTTGAATCTTTCTAATTGAATAATAGGATCATTAAGTTCAGTATATGCATTACATAATTCCATTCCTGCAACGAATAATTCAAATCTTTCAGTAAGCTTATTATCATTTCTATGCCATTTTGCCAATGGTGACATTATAACAGGATGATTAATTATAAAAGTTGGATTCCAACATAACGGTTCAATATATATTTCTGTAAGTTTATCAATTAATTTTGTTGTTACTGATGGTTCAGGTAATGTAATATTATTTTCTTTAAAATATGTTAATAATATTTCATTAAATTCTGTAGTTGATAAATCTTCTGGGAATATTATTTTTGTTTTGTTTTCTAAAAATGGTATCATATCAATAATTTGGAATGGTGCTTCGAAATTTAATTGTTTTATATGTGAATTTTCAGTAGTAACATCAAATTTATAAGAATCTTTAATATGAAATACTAATTTACTTAACATATCTTCAGTCATTTTCATAAGAGTATTATAATCTTCATAAGCTGCATATAATTCAATAGATGTAAATTCTGGATTATGAGTTCTATCAATACCTTCATTCCTAAACTGTTTTCCAATTTCATAAACTTTATTTAATCCTCCGATAACTAATTCTTTTAGTTTTAATTCAGGTGCGATTCTCATATACATATATTGTTTTAATTCATTATGATATGATATAAATGGTTTAGCTGTTGCACCTCCATGTTTTATATCTAGAATAGGTGTTTCAACTTCAATAAAATCTTTATTATTTAAATAATTTCTGATAAAAGTTATAATTTTTGATCTTATAATAAAAGTATTACGAGTTATTTTATTTATTTGTAAATCTAAATATCTTTTACTAATACGAGTGTCAATATTTTGAATTCCATAAAATTCTTTAGTTAATGGATGCAAACAAGGCGTTAATAACATTATTTTTTTAGGAAATATAGATAATTCTCCTTTTTTCGATTTTCCGATAAATCCTTCAACACCAATAATATCTCCTCTATGTATAATACTATTAATTTCATTGAATGAAAGTTCATTATCAGTATTATAATGTACAAAACTTGTCATTAATTGGATAGTAATAGCGTTATCTTCTAATGTATAAAAAACTAATTTTTTTCCACTATTTCTTTTAAGAATTACTCTACCAGTAGTCCGAATATTTATATTTTCTTGGTGATCTCCTTCTTTAATTTTAGAATCATAATTTCTGAGTGTTTGTATAGAATGTGTAATTTCATAAAAATGTGGATATGGATTTATATTTTTAGATTTTAAAAAATTAATATCATTAAGTCTTTGTTGATAATAATTTGTTGTATTTTCTATTTCTAAATTCATTTTTATTAATAATAAATTTCTGTTTATATAGATAAGAGATAGATATAATTTTTATATCTACTTTTTATTAAATTATTTAAAAAAAGTATAGTAATACATTTTTTAAATAATTAATTTTTTTAAGCAAAAAATAAAATATATACTTATATATATATAATGTCAAGCGATAGTAGTGACGCAAATAAATTTAACAGACGTAAACCTACCGACGATAAACAAAACGCGAATGTAGTAGATAATGAAGTTCAGAAATTATTCAAACAGAATCCTCATCATATTTCAAATTCTGCAATGTATAAATTAAGAGAACGTTATGGTGATCAGGAATTACTTGATCAAATTCAAGATTCTTTTATTGAAAGAAGTAGAGAAGTTCGAAAAAGAGCAAAGAAATTTGCAAGATTGATTAATGAAAGATATTCAAATAGCAATTATCCTTTACATATTCTTTTAAAGAAAGCTTTAAAATACAAAAAGAAATATAATTTATCTGATTCCGAATTTGAAGAATTCAAACGAGTATATGAACAAACTCTTACTGGCCAAGAAGAGCCACAACATGTAAGTGTAACAGTTCCATTTACAAATATGAGCAGAACTTTAGGACAAGGATTAGTAGATATAGATGATGGTATGAAATTTGATGATAAAGATTATGAACCATTACAACAAATTGTAAGATTATATAATGAAAGCAAAATAAATCATGCTCATGTTGTATTACAATCTATGACTTATCAAGACTTGGCACAAGAAGCATTAATTGGTGGATACGATAGAGATAAACATAACCCACACTGCCATGTTCATGCAGTGGTCGCAGCTCTTTTCTTACCAAAAATAGAATTACTTGATAGTCATATGTTACAAGCAAATTTATCATACATTGTAAAACAAAGATATATGAAACAACCTATCTTAACTAAAAATGATTATGATCTATTCTATGATTTAATTAGTGATCCAACTGATGTTGTATGTTCCAGTGAATCAGCAGTTAAAGATTTAATGAATAGATGTCAATTACAACATCATTTATGGGCTTCAGTATTATCTTTACGTAATGGTAGATATTATGATTGCAATAATCAACATTTTATGTTTGCAGTTGATAACTGTAGACGTAATAATAATGATAATCCCGATTTAATATACGAAGGTGATGAAGGAACAGTATTACAAAGATTATTAGGTGCTTTCTCTTTAAGACCAACAATTTGTGCTACAAGTCCTTTATATAATGTAATTGCAAATAACCCAATGTCAACTCAAGTTGCAATACCTAAAGTAACATCTCTACCTATGATAACTCTAAAATTACCAAGTATGGGTGCATTTAATGCCAATGCTGATAATTTTGTACCTGTGCATTTACGGGATGCAGTAAATATGTCTCAATGGTATGTTGAAGATGGTACAGTTGTACCAAGAAATCAACAAATAATATATTCCAGAGGTATTTTAGTATTTTTCGTACCAAGAAGAGCTCATACATTAAATATTGGGAAACTTATCGCTCCTCAATCATTTACAAGATTACCACGAACTGTTGCTGGTTTTGATAGAATTAATGATGTACAAGTAGATTTCGATAGGGAGATTGATTTAGGAAACGATCAACATAAATATAGCCTTAGATCTGTAGTGATATGTGAAGTCAAAAAGATAGATGAAAATACCAAATTAATTACTGGAAATTCAACATTAATTCGTTCTAGAGATGGAGAAAATATATATTGGTATAACCCAAGAGATGCAGGAGTCGCTCATGGCATGAATGGCAACGATAGTCAATTTGCTACTCCTATAGGACATCTTGATGATATATCCATGGACCCAACCCAAGAAGGTTTCTACGAAAAAGCTTCAAGAAGAGGAACAATATTCTTATATGAACAGACCGGTAATACCCAATTAGCGGCTAATATGGCTTTTTAAATAATTAAAATTTACATAAATTTACAATAATTAAAATTATTATAAATTTAGTTACTAATAAATATAGATATATTTTGAAAGGGGGGTCAGAAGACTTTATCCTTAAGATAATTCATATTAAAATTTTTTTATATACGTTCTTCATATATAAATTTAGTTATCAATAAATGTAGATGTATAACTAGATAGTGTTTTATTGCCAGCAGAATGCACGTTAATAGGCAATTGGTTAACTGGAGGTGGAGAATTAATATCTTTTAAATATTTAATTTTAACATCAATATTAATTATTATCATGGGAGTTAATTCATCAACAATTTTTTTATTGAGGTTTCTTATTTGTTCTGTTATACCATATGGTAAATGTTTTGCTTGCTCATTAAATATATATTTCATTACTACTTCAATAGATTTTGAATTTTGAAAAGGTATTGTATATTTATTATTTGTTTCTTTGTAAATATTTAAAATTATTTGTCTTTGAATAATTTCTATATTTTTTTGGGAAAAAAATAATTCATTTAACAAATACCCTTGATAATCAGGGTTTTGTTTACTTATCTTCTTGCTATATTTATTAAAGTAATCATTACGATGTGAACTAAGTAGTAGAAAACTATTATTTTCTACACTTAAATTATCATCAATATTTTCTACATTAACGAAATCCGAATAATTATTCATATATATTAAATATATATTTATATTTAATATATTCTATAAGTTTCTAATATATTCTATAAGTTTCTAATATATTCTATAAGTTTCTAATAATTCCTCTTCTCCTAATTTAGTTTCATTTGCCTTATATTTTTGTTCAATAGGGTGTAATGATTTATATTGATATATTTGTGCTTTAGGTACATTACACTCCATTATTTCATCAGAATCTTTATATTCTGATCTTGATAAAACTTTAATTGTATTGTCATCGTCATGATTATCTTCTATAAACATAACCCAAACATGTACTTCATCTCTTATTTTAAATGGATATAAATTTCCTTTTTTTAAATTTGTTTCTACAATTTGGCTATTTACAATCTTGTTTTCGGTTTCTGATAAAGGTGTTCCTACTCTATTATGAACAAACCTTCTCATATAATTTATAATTATATCACTTAAATCGCCATTATGTATCTTTTTGACCTCTATACTACGTCTAATTAAACCAATTAATTCTATAATCTCCCTTGGTGGTTTTATACCCCCTTCATTTGTAAAAGTATTATTAAAATTATCACTAAAAAGTTTTTGTAAATTTTCATATTGGAATTCATCTAATTTTTTCATATCTTCAGTTGGGGATCCATCATCATTAGATTCCTTAAAATTACCATCAACTTTCCCATATGTTTTATATGCTTCTTGATTTATTTCGTTCTCAGGTTTTGTTAAAAAAGTTGCATGACTATTTTTAATATCTTTAAAAGTTGAATCTATTAATAATAAAAATCCATGATTAGGAATATAAAATTCAAATCCATTAAATATATATTTCCAATAACCTAATGTTTGTTCATTATTCATTAAATCTTTAATATAAATATTATCTTGTAATGACATGTCAATAATTGTTATTTTTTTTAAATGCATTACATGTAATGCAATTAACATTTGAAATATGACACTATACCAAACTTCTTCACTATGATATCCGGTTTGAATCATTTTTTTAACTGGTCCTAATGCTACATTTTCATATGTTTTAGTTGCCCATTGTAATATATTATAGTTTGGTGCTTCAGTTAATGCTAAAACACATCTATCTATTGATGTGTTTATATCTTTGACTTTAAAATTATTATTGCCTTTATAATCTAAATCAATTGTACCAAGATTTGATGATTTTTTTTTATCAGATACGGGTAATCCTACGATTGGTTGTTTATCAATTGATAAAGGCACTAATAATTGTTGTTCCATTTCTTCTTTATATTTTTTTGTTATACTTTCTAAATTGTTTTGATTCGCTTTACTTAATTCTTGCCCAAACTTATTCTTAATACCTCTTAACTTTTTAAAATCAATTGCAGTTGCTGATGATATAAAATATGAGTATAATAAAGGGAAATGAGGACATATTTTTTTCTTTAATATTTCTTCTTTAATATACTCATAAAATGCAATTTCTCGCCATAAATTAAATTCAGCATGTTTAAAACCAGGTGTACGTTTAACCTCATATTCTACTTTTGACATATCATAAATTCTCAAATTTAATCCTATACTATATTTAGAACATGCTATTTTATTTTTAGCTGCATCAAATCTAACAGGGTAACATGATCTATACATTATCATTTTATCAGGTAATGATACATAGGGATTGTGTGATAATTTACTATTATGATATGGATTTAAATCTAATAATTTTAAATAACTTAATAGATTTTTTCGATCAGTTTTTTCTTTAATTCTACCATTTATATCAATATCTTCTCCATCACCTATATTAACAAGTACAGCTCTCACATAATTATAGATAATTAATCTTTCGTCTAATGTGATACTGGTATTATTATATTTACCAGTATTTGGTAACATATCTTCAAATAAATCAGCAATTTTCACATGATCACCTGCAGGATTAGGTAAAGATAAATTATAATTTTTTATTATTGGTACATTATTTGGAACATATGAATATGGCATACCACCAGTTCCATTAACATATGGAAAATTATTTGGTAAATAATGGTTTTGAATTGGAACATATGCAGATGGAACCATTGATTGATTTGCTGGTTTATTATTTTTATAAATTGACTCATTAAATTTAAATTCTACTAATGGTTCATTTTGTACATCTACTCTTTTAATCTCATTATATCTACTTGTATCAATTTGTTTATTTTCATTCGTTTTAAATGGATTATTCCTTGAATCTATATATTTTGGAATTATTCTACTTGCACCGCCTTGTTGCATATCTCTTCCATTTTTTAGTTTATTAGTTTTTTTTTTTTTTTCTTTTTAAATATTTTCATTCAGCATAAATTTTAATTCTATATTTTTACCTCCTCCTAACATATTTAATTCAACTGGTCCATTATAACCTTTACCATATGTGTTTAATATATTATTTGTTTGCATTTCATTTATTTGTGGTATTTGTTGACCCATTTGCTGACCCATTTGTTGACCCATTTGTTGACCCATTTGTTGATTAAAATTTAATGGTATTTGTTGACCCATTTGTTGATTCATTTGATTTAAATCAAATGGCATTTGTTGACCCATTTGTTGATTCATTTGATTTAAATCAAATGGCATTTGTTGACCCATTTGTTGATTCATTTGATTTAAATCTAATGGCATTTGTTGACCCATTTGTTGACCCATTTGTTGATTCATTTGATTTAAATCTAATGGCATTTGTTGACCCATTGGCATTTGATTATTTATAGGCATTTGATTATTCATCATTTGTTGATTAAAGTTTAATGGAATGTTAGAAATTTCATTTCTGACATTAGGTGGAAGATTATCTAATCCTTCATATTGAATATTATTATTCATAGCAGTTCCATTTAAACCTTGATATTGATTATTTTTAATATTGTTCATTGTATCTTCTATATTTTGATTTACATCAGGTATTGAAGCCGGAGACATTACATTATAATTATTATTATTATTATTATTATTCTTTTGCATATTACCTAACATTCCCGATTTATACATATCGTTATAATTCATTAATTTTTGTTCTTGTTTAATATTTTGAGAACCAAATAAATTACTAATTTTATTTACTGAATTATTTGGTATATTTGCTGAATTATTTGCCGAATTATTTGCTATATTTGCTGAATTATTTGCTATATTTGCAAAATTATTAGTATTTTTATCTACATTAAATAATTTTGCTAATGAATTTTTATTATTGTTTTCAATATTTTTTTCATTAACACTTGACAAAGATAATAAACTACTTTCTGATAAATTATTTTCTGTTAATCCAGTATGTAAATTTCTTATACCTTCTGCTTTAGAAGCTGTTATTTTTGTTACTTTTTTATTTTTTGATTTTTTATTTTTTGATTTTTTATCATTAGAATATTTTACATCTGTACTTATATTATCTAAATCTATTAAATCATCTGTATCTGTCTCTGTTTCTGTTTCTGTCTCTGTTTTTATTTTCTTTACGGACTTTTTATCATCGTCGCTATCATCGTCGCTATCATCGTCACTATCATCGTCACTATCATTATCATTATCTAAATCTAAATCTAAATCTGAAGTTTCGTGATCATCATGATCATTGTCATCATTTTCATAATTATCATCAGTATCGTCAGTATCATCGATTGTTCCACCAATACTTAGAACATTATTACTTGAATCATCATTTTCTTGGTCATTATCAGTATCGTCGGTTGGTTCCCTAATACTTGGAACATTATTACTAGAACTTGAATCATCATTTTTACTAGAACTTGAATCATCATTATTTATATTCTGTTCACTAATAGATTCTGTTACTAAATTATTTAAATCTTCCGTATTTCCCCCAATACTTGAAGTTGAATGAACATTTAACGGACTATTAATAACATTTATTCCAGAATCTACATGATGATGTGTATTTTTTTCAGAAGATGTAACATCAGGGATATCTTGTTTAAATTTTAAAAATAGATTATTATTTAATAAAATATTTGTTGAATTGTGTTTATTTTTTTTAATTTCTGCAATAAGATTAGAAACTAATTTTTTATTAGTTGTTTTTAATTTGTCTTTAAAAAGTGTTAATAAATTAATTAAATCTTCAGTTATAGTAATTTTTTTTTGTTTGGCAGATAAAGAACTATTATTTAAATCTGAATGAATAATTGAATTTCTTAAATCATGATATCTTAATTGAATTCCATTATCAGGAATTATAAAATGTAAATTATTTACAAAATAATTAAAATGTTTTTCTTTTTTTGATTTAACATAAACTAAAAATGAATCCAAATTATTAAAATTTAATTTAAAGTCAGGATATTTTTTTTGATAATGAAATAAAGAATAAATAAGTTGAAATAACATGGTAATTAAATCATCTTCAGATATATTTTTTAAAATGTCATCTAATATATCTGTTTTAAAAAAATTTTCTGTAATTTGAATTGATATAACTTTATTACCTTTGATTATTTTTTTAACATCAGGGAATTTTTCTAACTTTGGTAATATATTTATTTCATCAACATCGAAATGTTGAAAAGGTATTGTAACAAAAGTTTGTTTTCCACTATTAGCATGTAATATAAATCTATTGGCAGCATTTATATTATTTTTTGAATTAATTAAATCAGCTTCTTCAGCATTTTTATACATAAAAATGGTGACCATACATTTATTTTCATTTAGTGAATTTATTCTAGAAAAAACTATTTTATCTTTGGATGAAGATTCTAATTTTAAATTATCATTAAATAAAGAATTTAATAATTCTTTGCTTCTTTCACTTGTCCTATCATATTTAATAAGACTAGTATCTTTTAAAATTTCGCTTATTAAAATAGGTTTTACATTATTTTTTTCAGAATTAAAAAAATATTTATAAGCGCTATTTACAATTTCATCTAATTTATTGGAACTCATTGTAATATATAATAATTAAGATATTAATTTAAATAAATATTTTAATTTCTATACATAAATATATGACAATTTTAATTATAATTTTAATAATTTTATTGACTCTAAGTATTATTAATAATTTTTATATGTACAACTATAACTATAAAGAGTCATGTGTAGAAAAATATGTATATTCATTAGATTTACCAAAAGATTTAAAATATAAAACTATTACTTTTTTTTACAAAGATAAAACATTCAAAAAATGTTTTAAAGATGATTATAAATTAACTGATATACCAATACGACAAGAGAATGAAATGTTAATAAATAATTTTTTATCATCAATTAATAATAATCCTGAAATTTTATATATAATTAATAAAAATAATTCTAGTTCATTGAAATTAAATGAAATTAATTTCTTAAAATTAAGAAACTTATAGTGTTATATTTTTCTTAATTTTAATAAATTAAGAAATTTATAGTGTTATATTTTTCTTCTGATAGTGCTCTGCATATAATAATTGTAAGATTTTTCACTTTACTGATACGCTTCTAATGTTCTAGCAGATGGATCATTAGTTTTAGACCATTTTGGCATCCAGAACCCGGGTATAATATCTGAAAATTCGTTACCATATAATTCAGTAAATAATTCTCTAAAATAGTATGATTCTTTTGATATAGGTTTATTATATTCATATTTGTCATAATTAATCATATCATTTGTATAAAGTTTATTACATACATCTTGTATTATTGTATACCATGAATTATCTTTTGCACTAATACCGTCAGAGAATGCTTCTTTTTGTCTCCATAATACATTTTCTGGTAAATAATTAATGAATGCTTTTCTTAATAAATATTTTTCACATTGACTATTTTTTTTTGGCATTCTTAATTTAGAATCTATTGTTAAATAATATTCTACAAATTCAGCATCTAAAAACGGAACTCTAATTTCCAATCCATGCATTGACGTAGCTCTATCCGCTCGTTGTACGTCATAATAATGAATATTTTTAATTCTGTCTAAAGCATGTTGATGTAATTCAATATTATTTGGTGCAAGGAAATTTTCTAAATAACCACTTGTAACTTCATCACTACCATCTCCTGATAATATAACTTTAAAATCTGTATTTTCAGAAATATATTTAGATACCAGATATTGTCCAGTAGATGCTCTTATTGTCGTAATATCATATGTTTCTACTGCTTGTATAACATTTTTTAATGAATTAATAGCATCATCAGGAGATATATGTATAATAGTATGTTCAGATCCGATATAATCAGCAACAATTTGTGCAAATTCATTATCAGGACTTCCAGGAATTCCAATACTGAAAGTATACAATTTTGTACCTTTTTCTTTTAATAATTGACTCGCAATTGAACATACTAAACTACTATCTAACCCCCCTGATAATAAAGCACATACTGGTCTATCTGCAATCAATCTTTTTTTAACAGAACTAATTAATTTATCTTTTATAGTTTGCAAAATAGTATCAACATCGTAAGATATTGGTAAATTTGCTATTTTTTGTTCAATGTCATAATAACAAATTGAATCATCCAATACACTGCACGTATTGGTGTTATTATTAAGTTTAATATAATGTCCAGGTTTAAATTGTTTTGCAGTTATTGCAATGTCTTTAATTCCTTTTAATTCACTTGAAAATATATAATTATTTTGTAGATCTTTACCATAATATATAGGTCTTATACCAAATCTATCTCTAGCAATAAAATATTCTATATTATCTTCATTCTCTTTAATAATAATTATAGCAAATACTCCATCAAGATATTCTAACATATTTTCTTTATATTTCATAAAAAGAGGAATCAAAACTTCACAATCAGAATTAGATGTAAAATTATATCCAAGATCATTTATTATATTATTTTTAATATATTCAGCATTATAAATTTCTCCATTACATATACATGTATATTTAATATTATTATCATAATATTCGAAAGGTTGACTTCCTTTACTTGAATTATCTATAATTGATAATCTATGAAATCCAATAATATATTTTTTATCATAATAAGATAAATTTAAGTTATCAGGTCCGCGACCTTTTATGTTCATAAAATTTTTATAAACAATGTCATCATTTATTTTTGTATCATTATTGAGTAGATAAGCCCAAATACCACACATGATTTAATAATATATAAATAAATTGTTATATTGTTATATTATTATAATTCAATTTTTATAAATATTATTTAAGAAATATTATATCTTAAATAATATGATTAATTATTTGTAATATTATGGAAATTTTGATATAATATCTGCCATTTCCAATTATCTAATGAATTATATTTAATTCTTAATAAATTAATATTATAACCTGATTTTGTATCTAAAATGTAATATTTATTAGATAAATTAAGTACACTGTTTCCCAATCTAATTTTTATTTCTGCAACTCTGTCATCTGTAAATGTATTTAATATAAATACATTGGGATCATAAAACATATTATTAAAATATTCATAAGTTAATATACTGCTTAAATCTAGAGGTTCGTTATATTGTTTTAAAAAAATTTTATCTTTAAATATTTCAAATGTATTATTTCCTTGTGATAAAGATATAATTTTATAATTATCAATTAACTCCCTATATTGAACTTTAGTAATTTCATCATTAGAATTAATATTACTGATTCTAGTAAATTCTGTATTATATTTAGTATTAAATTTAGTAGTAAACTCTTCAATTATTGTAGTTATAATATTATTAGAATATATTAAGATTTTCCAAGTATAATTTAAAGATTTAGGTTTTAAAAGAATAAAAGTATAATCATCAATTGATGTTATATAATAATAGGCATTTATTGCAGTGACATCTTCCTCTACTAATACATATCTAGCTCTTTTATCATTCAAATCTAATCTGTTAGATTCTAATATTTTTTTAATTTCATCTTCTTTAAATTCTGCTTGATTTATAATTAAATTCTTACTTTTAATATAAAAGTCATAAAAATCTAATTTACTATATTCAACATTTAAATTAATTATTTCATTAGTAATTTCATCATTTAAACCATAAACTAAATAATCTGATATATATTCAAGTATTGGTTTATTTGCATCTGGTTTATTTGCATCTGCTATTTTTTTAAATACTTCAGTAAAATATCTTTTGACTTCTAAATTTGTTAATATATCTTTATTATTTATAGTAGAATTAAAAAATGAAAAATATGATACTTGTTCTTTTATAAGAATCATATCTTCTTTTGTAAGACATGTTTCATCAATACAAAAACCTTTATCATCTGCAATAAATCCTTTAGATAATTTTTCAATAATATTTTTTTTTAAATAATTACCATTTGCTGTCCAAAAGTAATTAGACATATATATTATATTAATATAATTAAGTTTATAATTTTTATTAATATTAATATTATATATTAATATTAATATTAATGGATTCATTAAATAATAATAAAGTTTTAAGAGCTACAATTATATGTCAAAATCGTTTAAGACTACATTTTGAAAATCTAAAAATTTATAATAATGATATTGACATAATTCGTGAAAGAATAATGGATATTATTAATAGAATACAAAATAATTATGATATAGGTTTAATAAATCAGGAAAAATATAATAATACTTTAGAGAAAGTAGATATAATATTAATAGAATTTAATAGTTTACCATCAAATATACAATTAAGAGATATAAGTAAATTTGATTTAGTAGATTTACGAATTAAATTATATAGTATTAAGGAAACTGTTGTAAAGTTAGTTTGTGAATGTGGAACATCAAAATTATTAACAGTTGTCGAAATTTTAGTAAAAGATAATTTTAATATTTTTGATACATCTACATTTAAGTACTTGAAATTTTTAGATAATGTATTTATTCCAATAGGATCAAAAATTGTAATACCTACTAAAGAATCAGATACCGATAAAATTAATATTAAAAATATAGATATTATAAATGCATCATTAATAGAAAAAATAGACGGAGCTATAATAGAAATTCCATGTGATAATAATATTTTAATTATAAATGGTTATTTTATTAAAGATCCTTTAAATATATATAAAAATGATATATATCTTAAAAAAAAGATAGAACATATAAATGATAATATTAAAAGTCTAGATATAAGTTCTGTATTTGTGAAATCTTATATAAATCAGATGAATACTAGAGATATTGTAGTTTTATCAGTAGATAAAATAATTAGAAAAATAAAGAAAGATTATGATTATTTAAATAATTTGAAGTGTCAATTATTATCATCATTAGTAAAAGAATTTTTAATGAGTAATTTACAAGATCAAAGAAAAATATTAACATTATTTTTAATATTTGATAGTAATGAAACAAAACATTTGGCATATTTATTATATGATATGATTACTACTAGTTCGGATAGTATAAAACCACAATTTATGGCAGATGCAATATTTAAGAGTTTACATTGGTCTGTTCAAAAGAAATTTAAAATTGCTCATAAAAATGTAGAAGATTATAGAAAACAATTATTAACATTAAATGAGGATAATATATCATATGAAGATAGAATCATACAAATGAAAGTCCCAGATAATGTAAAATCAAAAGCATTAGATAAATTAAAAGAAGTAAATATTAATAAAGATAGTGTTAAAGCTCAAAATTATTTAGACGGTTTATTAAAAATACCATTTGGTAATTACAAAAAAGAAAAAATATTATCTTTCTTAGAAGAATTTTCTAAAAATATAAAAAATTTGGTGAATGAATGTACTGAATCTATTAAAAATATAAATGATATAGATGAAACAATTGTTTTAATTAAAATAAAATTAACTGAAATTTTTGATTATTATAACAATGATAATTTTGAAACTGAAAATAAATTAGATGAATTATTATCTAAAATTGAAAATAAATTAAAAGATATTAATAATTTTATAGCGAAAGACTCCAATTATGCGTCATTAGATAATGATATATATCCTTTAATGAAAAGTAATCAATCTACTTCCTTAAATAAATTAGATAAAATAAAATTATTAAATGATAAAATCAATAATTGTGATGATGATAATAATAATGAGGATTTTTTAAATAAAATAGAAGTTGAAATAAGTGATAATATAAAAAAAGAATTAGAAAATTTAAAAGATAATATTACTGGATATCCAGAATCACCTAAATTGACTAAAAGTCGTAAATTTGATATCTCAAATGAATATGAATGTGAACATGAAAAAGATGAAAAAGATGAAGATAAATGTAATAATTTAAAATTATTAGAAGAATATAGAAAATGGAAAACAATAGAAAGTCAATTAATGAATTTATTAAATGAATGGACTAGATATAAACATTCAAAAAAAGAATATATGGCAACAGTAAGAAAAACATTAGACACTTGTGTTCATGGACAACACGACGCAAAAAAACATATTGAACGTATAATTGCTCAATGGATTAACGGCAAAATGGAAGGTAATGTATTTGGTTTTCAAGGTCCACCTGGTGTAGGTAAAACTACTTTATGTAAAAAAGGACTTTCTAAATGTTTATTAGACGACAATGGTGAAAGTAGACCATTCTCTTTTATCGCATTAGGAGGAGCAAGTCATGGATCATATCTAGATGGTCATAATTATACATATTTGGGTTCAACATGGGGTAGAATAGTAGATATTATAATTGAAACAAAATGTATGAATCCAATAATATATATCGATGAATTAGATAAAATAAGTAAAACAGAAAATGGTAAGGAAATAATTGGAATATTAACACATTTAACAGATCCATCACAAAATGATGAATTTACTGACAAATTCTTTTCTGGTATTAAATTAGATTTATCAAAAGCATTAATAGTATTTTCTTATAACGATTCATCATTAATAGATCCAATATTAAAAGATAGAGTTACAGAAGTTAAAGTAAAATCAATAACCAAGAAAGAAAAAAATTTTATAACAAAAGAATATTTATTACCAGAAATATTAAAAATAGTTGGATATGAAAAAAATGATTTTATATTTAACGATGATGTTATTAATTATATAATAGATACATATACATATGAAGCAGGTGTTCGAAAATTAAAAGAAAGATTATTTGATATAGTTAGAGAAATTAATTTATTAAAAGTATTAGGTGAAGAAGATTTAAATTTACCGTTTGAAGTAACAGAAGAATTTGTGATAAAACAATTTTCTGATCGTACTAAAGTACAATTTACTAAAATTGCAAAAAATCCACAAATTGGATTAGTTAATGGATTATATGCTACTTCTGCTGGAATTGGTGGAATTACAATAATAGAAGTTATGAAAACTCCTACCGACACAAAACTAAGTCTAGAATTAACAGGTAATCAAGGAGATGTTATGAAAGAATCAATGAGATGTGCAAAAACTGTTGCATGGAATTTATTACCTCACGAAATTAAAAAAAACATTAAAACTGAATGGGATGATATTGGAACTTTCGGTTTACATATTCATTGTCCAGATGCGGCTATGCCTAAAGATGGACCATCTGCGGGTATTGCTATAACGAGTGCAATATTATCTAGATTATGTAACATTAAAATTAGAAATACAATTGCTATGACAGGCGAAATTGATTTAAATGGTAAGGTACATCCAATCGGGGGATTAGAATCAAAATTAGATGGTGCTAAAAAAGCAGGAGTGACAAAAGTATTAATACCAGAAGATAATAAACATGATTATGAACGAATAATTAATAGTTTTACAGAAGATGAAGAAAAACAAAAATTTTTTGATAATTTTGAGATTAAATTAGTTGGTCATTTTAAAGAAGTTGTAAATGAAGTTTTAGTTGAAAATGATCTTCATTTTAATTTTGATGAATAATTTATATTAAAATATAATTATTAAATTATTATATTATAACCATTTAGACATTACAGTCCTTCTGTAATGGCGTCGCTTAAAAATATATTAAAAATATATTAAAAATATAATATTTTTAATATATTTAGTGATTGCACAGAATCTAGCAAAAATATTATTATTAATCAAATATTAAAGTGCATCCTGATATTTCTCCAGGATGTTTTGGCCATCTATACAAATCACGGATAGATAATATCAAAGTTGCATTTAGTGATTCAATTCTATGAGTTATTTGCGGACACAGTTTTGGAAATATATCCAAATTATTTGTTTTTTCATCTGATAATTCTTGTCCAGTAAAATTATATGTATATATAAAATTATCATTTCTTGCTATAGAAATTGCAAATGGTTTATATATTATATTATCCAAAACTTCAGATGCATTACAATATACTTCTACAGAATCATATGCTCGTGTAGAACCACCGAAATATGTATTATTATATTTCCATATATTATGGTTATTCGAAGTCATGTTTTTCAATATACTTCTGTCACCTTGTTTAAAATATATGTTATATATTTCACTCATATGATTTTGTTTTATTGTAGAATATAATCGTTTATCCCTTTAATAGTTAATATTTAAAATCAAAAAAAAAATATTAATTATTAATACTTTTTTTACTATATTTATTATTTAACATTTCAACAACATTAAATATAAACGCTTCTAAATGAATAATTGTTCGTTTACCTTTTGATAATGCATTTTCATAATTTGTACATACATTTATTATTTCATATCTTAAATCTTGATCTTTTAAATTTAATAACATCTGATTTAATAATTCTTTAATAATTGTTGTTCCATTTATATTTGTTATAAAAATTTTGTATAATATTTCTCTAATTCTTATAATATGATCTTGATTTATAGTACCTTTAATTATCTTATTTAATATTTTTATTATTTCGGATAAATATATTTTCCATGATACATCCAAAGGAATACCATAAAATGACATTTCTAAATACTGAATTGCTAATTTAATATTATTTTCAGATTTAATTATAATATTATTATAATCTTTTAATTCTAAAAATTTCTCCTCTTTAATTGAAATATTTAATAATACTCTCATAACATCTCTATCTTTTGGTAATGGTATTCTTAATGAAAAACATCTACTTCGTAATGGTTCTATTATTTTGGATAATTGTTTACTCGTTAAAATAAATTTACATGTTTTACTAAATTTTTCCATCGTACATCTTAATGCGGTTTGTGCATAATATGACAATTCATCGATATTATGTATCCATACAACTTTAAATGATCTTTCACCAGAAAATAATAATAAATTTTTAGACGCATATTCTTTAATAATTTCTTGAACTAAATATTTATCTAATCCTGATCCTGTTGGAAATATCTCTATATGATATAAACTTTGAGACACTTCTACTTCTATATTATTACTACCATAACCAGTTATTGTATATTTAACATTTAACTTTTTTAAATTTTTACCATAAACTCTTCTTAAAAATAATTTAACCAAACTTTTTTTTCCACACCCTTCTTTACCATGTATTAATAAATTTGGTAAATTATTAAATTTATCATCTGGTTCTATTAAATCTGTATACCATGAACTTAAAGATTTTAACTTTAATAATCTTTTATATATTTCAATATTATATATTACATCCCATGGATTTTTAATATTATATTTATCAATTAAGAACATTAAAAATTTATATTATCTAATGTTTAAATATTAAATTTAACAAAAAATCAATTTTAATAATACCGAGAACTCCAATTATATTTTCTTGTAATACTTACTTCTATTTCTTTACCATTATCTAAAAACTCTTTTCCGCATTTACAATTATTTTTAAATCTTGAAGGAGTAAGTACTCCTTCTGACTTTTCTACTCCTGAAATATATTTATTTAAATTTGTAGAACATTCTTTTGTAATATTTAAATTAATTTCTTCCCCACTCTCAAAAAACTCACCTCCATGATTATTATTATTTTTTAAATGCCTCCTTATATTTTCATTTGATTTTATTGATTTTGATGCATAATTTTCTAATGCTTCCCCACTCTCAAAAAACTCACCTCCATGATTATTATTATTTTTTAAATGCCTCCTTATATTTTCATTTGATTTTATTGATTTTGATGCATAATTTTCTAATGCTTCCCCACCATTATATGCTCTATTATTATATGTATAATGTATATTATCATGGTCAATATTTTTAGATAGAGTTACAATATGTTTATTATTATTTTTTTCCATTAATATAATATAATATTTTAATTTATTATAAAAAAATGATATTATTTTTTTATAATAAATGAAGATATCAATAAATCTATATGATAATATTATTAATTATATATATTATATATAATGGATAATTGTTTGTTATCTAATACTAAATTATTACCAAATTGGTATTTAAAAATATTATCTTTTTTCCCCGAATTTAGAACATTTAATAATTTTTTTAATAATTCTGATTATTCTATTTATAATGTTATTAAACCAAAATATGGTTTATATTCACTTAAAAATATAAATGATATTTTTAAATATCATCCTAATTTAGATAAGCAAAAATTAATAATATTAAAATATGATAGTAATTCGATTAGTATGTTTGAATATTTATCTAATATGTTTTCAGTAACAAAAATATTAGAATATGATAAAAAATTAGATTTAGATTTAAATAATATTATTAATAATATTATTACTAATGAACCAAAATTAATATTAAGTCAAGAATTATTAATAGGATTATTTTATGCATTAACAATTAGAAAAATAACATATCCTTTTTTAGAAAATAAATTACATGGATTAGAAAAAAGCAAATGTCTAAAATATTATCGCTATTTATCAGGTTATAACTTTATTTATAATTCATTAGATAACTTAATTTATTCATATCAAAATAAACTAAAAAAAAAAAAAAAGAAAAATATTTATAAAATAAATTATGATTTACCAAATAATTTACTAATATCTAATTTAATAGGAGGTGATAAAGAATTAATTGAATTTATAAATGGTAATATCAAATCATCTAAAATAAATATACAATATCAAACAATTATTTTATCTATTCTAATTAGTAAATTTTGTAAATTAAATAATGAAAATAAAAAACCGTTTTCTATACAATTTGTAATTGATACTTTTATTAACAATTTAGATTCTGATCTTAAAAATGATATGTCTATGATGATTAAAATATTCCAATTACATAATATTTTATACAAAAATGAAAATAATATATATTTTATAACACCTAACTATGAAGATAAAATATATAATATATTCATTAATTCATCATATTGGTGGTCATTCGAAATAAAATCAATAAATTACATAAAAATTAGTGAGAATATAGATGAAATTGTGAAGTTGATATTTGAAATTTTTAGTCCTTTAATGATAAAATTTAATAAAAAAAGTTATATACCTATAGCGTGTTATTCAGGATGTGACAATACATTTGTAGAACAATGTGGAAATTTGAATAATTCCCTTTTATTTATAGAAACTTTACCATTACTATTTTCCTCATATAAATATGAAACCGTATTTTCTTTGTGTAAAAATAATAATTTATTTTATAATAATATTGAATTAAATAAAGATATACATATAAAATTATCAAAAAATAAATTAGTTGATTTAGATAACTATCATAATCATATTTTAACACCAATATTTTCTAATATTACAATTATTAATAATTATAACAAAAAGTCATTACAAACATCCAAATACGATACTACCTATAAAAAAAATAATGATAATATATATATTAATTATAATACCGAGAAAATAAAATTAAATGTATTAAAATCATTTAATATATATTTATCACAATATCTATTATTAATTAAAGATTCTAAAAGTAATAATAATGTTATTTATACAGATGATCCAAATTTAAAATTATTAGCACATTTATATGGATGTAATTTAATATATGAAAGACTAAGCAATGGTAATAGATATTTAGAAATATATAAAAGTACAAAATCTGTATATTCATTATAGGCAAAATTCATTTTAATTACTTAAATAATTAAAATTATTTTAAGAATTATTTTATATTTTATATTTTATATCAATGTCAAAATATAAAATAATTGCATGGAATGTTAATTCCATCAGATCATTAACACAAAAAGAAGATTTAAATGAATTCTTAAAAAAAGAAAATCCACATATTTTTTGTATGTCAGAAACTAAACTATCTTGTCCAGATCTAATTGTTCAACAAAATTTAAATAACTTAATTTCAGGTTTTAAATATAGATATTATAATACATCCACTGCTAGAAAAGGTTATAGTGGAACAGCAATTTGGACAAAAAAAAAACCATTACAAATTAATTATGGATTAGGAATACCCGAATTAGATACAGAAGGAAGAGTAATAACTTTAAAATTTAAGAATTTTATATTAATTCATGTTTATACTCCAAATAGTGGTCAAGTATTGCAAAGATTAGATTATAGAGTAAAAATATGGGATCCTGCTTTTTGGGAATACGTTAAAAAACTAGAAAAAAATAATGCGGTAATAGTTTGTGGTGATTTAAACGTTGCTAGATACGAAATAGATATTCATTCACCTAAAACAAACCTTCGATCAGCAGGATTTACACTAGAAGAAAGAAATAGTTTCAATAAATATATTGAAAAATTAAATTTAATTGACTCTTTTAGAGAATTTAATAAAGAAAAAAATCAATATACATACTGGTCTTATATGAGACAGGCAAGAAATAAAAATAAAGGGTGGAGAATAGATTATTTCTTGATTAGTAAAAAATTAGAAAATAAACTAAAAAAATCATATATTTTAAAGGATAAATTAGGTAGTGACCATGCTCCAATTATTTTACACCTAGAAAATTTATGATAATGTAAAATATTATTTTAATAGATAATAAATAGGTTTTATATTATTCAGTTACGTTAACAAAATTGAAAAATTACTATATTAAATTTTATAATATTATAAAATTTAATAATATGCCTAAAAAAATATATCATCTTACTATAGAACACTTATATTTTTTATTACAAAATAATTGTTTTTTAAGTTTTAAAGCAGATGGAGTTTTTAAAACAGAAGAAATATTTGATGGTATTTGTGAATATGAACAATTAGAAGATGGTAGAAAATTAATTTTTGATTATTTAACAGATAAAAATATAAATAATTCAGTATCTAAAAGAATAATAGAATACTGTAAATTATCAAATTTTAATCATCCTAAATTTAATAAATTAAACTTATTAAATATAGAAGATTCAATTAAGGATTATATCACATTTTATGAAAATATAAATGAAATATATATACCTAAATTATATCTTGAAATAGAAGATAATAATAAGTTAGAAATAATAAAAAAATTAAATAATTATTTCCCACAAATAAATTATCCAACTGATGGCTGGATAATTAGTCCAGATAATGTAGACTTTACAGCAAAAATTAAACCTATTGAAAAAATGACAATAGATTTAAAATATAAATCTAATAATTTTATGGATAATAATAGAAATATTTATATTGTAGAAGGAAAAAAATTATCAAATAATATAATTTATCGATGTTATTATCAGAATAATAAATGGGTCGCATTAGAAAAAAGATTAGATAAAAAATATGCAAATTCTAAAAATGTAATTGAATTAATTGAAAATCAAATAAATTTTAAATTAAATTTAGATAATATTAAAAAATTAGATTATAATTATTACGACAATAAGACAAAAATTCAGGATATTGATTTTTTTAACCATTTACGTAATTTTTCAAAAAAATGGTTAAAAAAATGTCAACATAAAAAAATATTAGATGTTGGATGTGGTAAATCAAGTAATTGTAAAATGTGGAATTCCATTGACCCTGAATATTTGGTTGGTTTAGATATTGATCCAATATGTATATTTAAAGCAAGTATATTATCAAATAATAATAATTATTTATGGTTTAATTTTAATAAAAATTGGACAATAATGGATCAAATAAATTATTTTGATAATATCTGGAAAGATACTCAACAATTTAAATTTTATAAATTTATAAAACAATACGATTATATTGTTTTTAATTTTAGTATTCATTATACTTTAAATTATGAAAATTTAATTATAAATATTAACAAATTTATAAAAAAAGGATCAATATTAAAATTTAATTGGATAAATTATACAGATAATAACTTTGTTATTACAAAATCAAAAACAGAAGTTAAATTAAAATTACCATGGAAAGAAGATATACATATAGAACTATTATTTAATTATAATCAATTTAAAATTATATTAGAAAAATATAATTGGCAGTTTATTAATCAAGAACAATTAGTTGATCTGTTTCCTAAATATGAAAATTGGCAAAATAATATTTATTACGATACTTGGATTTATAACTCTTTAGATACAACTTAAAACCTATATCATATTCGGCGTATCAAAATAACACTGAATCTCACTTATAATTTATTATTCCATCCATGTCTTATAGAATTATTTTTATGTAAAAGTAAGAAATCTCTTGAATTTAATCTATCTGGTTTTATGAAACCTAAATTACCTTCATTATATTTTACTGGATAATTATAATTGAATATATTAAATTTATGATTATGATTTCTGTACAATGGATTTATATTATTATAAATAATAATATTATAAATTTTATTAAATAAAATTATTGTATCACCATTATACAACTTATTTCTATATAATTTTAATTTTTTTATTTTTTTATTTAATTTAATAAAATAATCGTCTCGTTCTGTATTATTATTTTGTCTAATATAAAGCTTAATTCTATTTTTTTTATTCTTTAAAAAACCAGTTAAATATAATCTATTAGCATTTGCCGATAAATAATTAGAACATATTGGATGTTTACATCCAAATTGTTTACAACAATTTAAATAATTATGTTGTTGAATATAATTTAAACCATAAAAATATTCTTTATTTTTGTTTTTATTAAAAAAAATTATAATTATAATTATAATTATAATTATCAATTTCCACATATATATATATTATATATTTTCAAATAACAAATTTAAAAATTCTAAATTTGTATCTATATTATTATCATTTGATTTGAAAATTATAAAAATACTTGGATTTTCTAAATTTAATTGAATCTTATCCTTCATTTTTTTGATATATCCAATAGTTTCATTATCTTTATTAATTTTATAATTATTATTATCATTAATACTTACATTTATGTTCTTACTATTTAAAAAATCAAATATTCTAGATATTATTAAATAACATTTATCTTTTTCTCCTATTTCAGTTAGTATTTTTGTTTTCATATCAATATAATTTTTATCAATATCTTTTAGATCATCAAATAAATTTATCCAAATTTTTTGCATTTTTTGTTTCATTTCAATATCATAAGAACGTAATTTATTATAAAAAAAATCCAAATTTTGTTTTATTGATTTTTCTAAATTATCATATTCTCTTCTTAAATTATCTGTTTTATCAATTAAAGTCTCTAATTCATTAAAATTTTGATATATTACATTTTTTATTTGATCAATTTTTAGACATATATTATCTTTTTTATTTATTTTATATAAGTTTTCTAATAATAATATCCCACAATCTAATTTTATAATATCATGCATTAATTTTGATAAATATATAATATGATAATGTGTATCACCGTCTTGAAATGTTTCATAATCAATATTATTTTTAGCATATATACCACTTTGTAGAGAAATAAATAATCCAAAAGTATTATTTGTATATTTTAAATCATACTTAAATTTCTCAATTTCATCTTTATTTACGGTATTTGTGTAATTCTTAATTTCAACTAAACAATTTAGTCCTGATGGGGATACTAGTAGACCATCTGCATTATGAGCAATATGCCTTTTTATATCATAACAATAATTTGGATATCTGTCATCAAAAATTTTGTGTATTAATTCCTCTGAGATTTCTCCTTTTTTTGACGAAGATGAAGTTATTCCGAATAATTTTTCTAAAATTTTAGAAAAATCTTCAAATTTAGAATTTATATCTATTTGATCAACATTTAATTGTAATAATTGTAATTTATCTTTAATAGATTCATTTTTTAAATCAACATTATTTATAATATCATCTTTATATTTTCTACAAATATTATTAATATTTTGAGTTAAATTATTTTCATTAATAGATGAAAATACATTTTGATATCCGATATTTAATAAAAATAATATTGTATCATTTAATTTTTCATTTTCAATTTCAGATAATTTTGGAAAAATTTCAGGATTTATTTCTAAATTAATAATCATTTTATTAATTTATATAAAATTACTTTTATATAGTTATAATATAAAAATATTATCTAAGTAATATTAATGAATACAGACTCCCCATTAGATTGGAATAAAATAGCAAATAATACTCCTGGCTTAGGTGGTTTAGGTGGATTAGATATTTTAGGCGGGTTAGATATCTTAAGTGCTGAAAAATCCAAAGTTAATAATAGTCCTATCCAAATAAATTATGTATATTTATTATTAGTTATAATATTTATATTATGTTTATTTGTATGTTTAGTAATATATGAAAAAAATAAATTATATATTATTAAATATACAAATAAAAATTTCCAGAAAATATGTGATGATGATGATTTTAATAAATGGGAATAAAATATTTAATATTTTAACATATTATTATTTAAAATATAAATAATAATATGTTAAATATTTTATCATTAGATATGATAATAGAAATATGTAAATATTGTGATTATCAATCAATTTATAATTTAGAATATTCTTGTAAAGAAATATATCAATTAATTAATTATAATACAGAATTTTGGAAAAATATAATTATTAATAAAAAATCAATTTATTTTTATAAAAATTTAGAAAAATATTTTATTTTAAATACCATTTACGATTATAAAAAATCATTCTATAATATTAAAAAATTTGAACTAATATGTAAAAATAATAAATATCAAATATGGACTGACGATGAATATATTTATTATTGGAAATTATTAGTTAAAATCAGTAATAAAAAAAATAACAATTATTTATGTGATCATATTCATCCGCTCCTAAAATTATAATTAAATATAATTAAATATCTTTAGCGATTTTATTTGAATTTTGTTTTTTATTTCGTTTTCGTTTAATTGAAGTTTTTTTATTTAAATTAATAATTTTAACATTTCCACTAATATTATCATTAAACTCTTTTACTTTATTACTATACCATGAATTGTATTTAGTTAATAATTCTTTTAATTCTTGTTTCCATACTTCTATTGAAGGAGTTGTTTTTACATAATCAAGTTCTTTTTCTTTTTCTTTTAATTTATCATTTAATTCGTCTATTTTTTCTAATGTGAGATTAAAAAGTGGAATACTAGTAATATAATCATATGATTTATTATCTTTACTTGTTGATAATTCTGGAAATTTTAATTCAATTAATTTATTAATGATATCTTGTCTTTTTTGTTTGAAAATTATAATTTTCTTTTCTAATACATATTTTATAAACATAGCTTTATATTTTAATAAATCTAATTCATTTTCTATTTTTCCTATTAAATCCTCTTTTCTTTCTTCATATTTTTGAAGTCTAGTATAATACCAAGTTTCTAAAATATCTTCTACGGAACTAAATGTCTGAATTGTACCATTATCATTAAATAAATTCATATTTGAAATCTTTAATTTTTTAATTAATTTTAATTTCGCCTCTATTGTGTCATTATTTTGATACAATGATAATTTATTATCAGGAAAACTTATTACATAATGAACTCTTTCATCAGTATTATTATCTGTAAATCCGATTATTACATTTTTTTTAGAATCGGAATCATATTGTATTGATTCTAAAAATTCTTTATAAGGAGTTGTCCATTGTCCTAATGGTAACTCATTTATGATTATTCTATTACTATCTAAAATATCATAACAACCATACACATCATATGTTTTACTATCTACTTTTACTATTTTTCCATTAAAATTTTTATACCAAGGATGCATTGGGTTTAAAGGTTTACCTTTCATTAAGTTGAAGATATTTTCTATAATTTCAGTAGGATTATAACTAGGTATTGAAGTACTAAAACCTGTCCCAATACCTTCTGCACCATTTACCAATACCATGGGAATAATTGGGTAATAATGTGCAGGTTCTATATAGATCCCATCATCATTTAAATAATTTAATATAGGCTCGTCTTCACACCTAAAAATATATTTAGTTAAACTTTCTAGATATGTATGAACATAACGAGGGCTTGCTTTATCTTTTCCACCTAAGAGACGAGTTCCAAACTGTCCTGATGGAAATAAAATATTAATATTATTTGATCCTACATAATCTTGTGCCATGCCAACAATAGCATCATTTAAACTGGTTTCACCATGATGATAACATGTTTTATCTGACACATAGCCAGCTAATTGAGCAACTCTTAATTCATCTTTCTTTGTAAATATTTTTCTTAAAAATGCAGCATATAAAATTTTTCTTGTAGAAATTTTAAGTCCATCATTTATTGAAGGGATTGATCTTTCTAAATCATCATTAGAAAAATGTTTTAATTCTTTATGAATAAAATCTGGAATTGGTACTATTTTTTGATCATTATCTAATACACTATTCCTATCATAAGTTAGTAACCATGTTTTTCTATCATCCGAACGTTTCTTTTCAAATGCTAATCTAATTGATTCTGTTGTTTCATCATCAGATTCTATATCTATCGCCGCTTCTAAATTATTTTTACCTTTCTTTTTTTTCTTTTTTGAACTATCTCTAGAATTATCTGAAGCTTCCGATGAAGGTGAATCAGTAGTTTGATCAATATAATTATTTGTTGATTCCCATGTATATTTAATTAATTTTTCTTCAATATCAAAAAAATATTCTTTAGCTTCTTTCGAATCACTAGTACCTAATCCCTTATAATATTTGATATTCCAACCTTTAGACTGATTCTCTATTTTCCATTTATCATAATCTGTTAAATTATAAAAATGTTTTATATTTTTACCTTTACTTACTTTTACAATTGGCGTTGATAATGAGTATACAAACAAATTTAATTTTACCAATGATGGCCAAAAATAATGTAAAAAATTTATTAATAAACCTTTAATATGAAATCCATCCGTATCCTGATCAGTTAACAAAATAACTCCTCCATACCTTAATTGATTAATAGAATCATATTCTTTACCCTGTTGTAAACCTACAATTTGTTTAATATGTTTTATTTCTTCATTTTCTAATAATTGTTTCGGTGATGCATCTCTAACATTTAATAATTTCCCTTTTAAAGGAAATATGCCATATTTATCATTACCTACAATAGATCTTCCTGACATTGCAAACGCTTTCGCAGAATCACCCTCTGTTAATATAAGTTTACATTCTGATGATTTTTTAGTACCTGCCCAATTAGCATCTTCTAATTTGGGAATACCTTTAATATTATTTGTTTTTTTCCCATCTGTTTTTTTTTTCATCAAACTTTCTTCTTTTAATTTTGCATATAATAGAACTTGATCCGCAATTCCTGTTTTTAATATTTTTTTAATAAATACATCACTTAATTCACATTTTGAACCAAAGTCACTTTGTTTTGTTTTTAACTCTTCTTTTGTTTGAGAAGTAAACGCAGGATTAACAATTACAGAATTTATAAAAAATACTAGATTTTCCTTAATATTTTGTGATCTAATTTTAATATTTTTATTCTTCTTCTGAATTTGTTCCTCTATTTTTTTAACAATATCTGATTCTACATATTTAACATGATTACCACCTTTAAATGTTGAGATACAATTTACATATGATATCTGATCATAACCATTATCGGGTAAATATAATATCCCTACTTGCCATCTATCATTTACTTCTTCAAAGATTACATCAGCCTCATCATAGAAAAGAGAAATATAACTTTTAAAATTATTAAAATTTATTTTTACATCATTATAAAATATTTTAATATTTTTTTGTGTTGTTGCTGATAAATCATATACTCGTTTAATCATTAAATTTATGATATCATCTGTCAATTCATTTAATCCAAAACGTTCTAAATCTGGTTTAAATGTAATTTTAGTATATCCAGATTTTGGATTTTTTAATGTTGTTACCTTTGCTTTACTTTTATTACTCATATTATTTGTAAATGTTTGTTTAAATTTTTTACATCGTTCTTTATCAACAATTTCTACATCAAACTCTAAAGAATAAATATTTGCTAATTTTGCACCATAACCATTTCTACCACCAGTTACTCTTTTCTCTGAATCATCATAATTTGTTGAAGTAAGTAACTGACTAAAAATCATTTCTGGAACTAATATTTTATGCGTTTTATGCATTTCTATATCTATTCCTTTACCATTATTCCAAACACTAATTGAATTATCTTCTTTACTTATATTAACTTTTATGCAATCACATGTCTCATCTTCTTTCGTATTATCTCCTGCATTTACTAATATTTCATCAAATATTTTTATTAATCCGGGAACATATTCAATAGACTTTTTCTCTATTTTATTATTTTCAGGATTAAATGTCCATAATATTTCATTTTGTTTTTTATTATCACCAATATACGAGTCTGGTCGATCTAGAATATGTTCTATTGGAGTTTTCTTCTGATACTTCTCCTCTATTGTTTTTTTAACTACTGACATTTAGATATAATAATATTAAGAATCTTTAAGTATTTTAATGAATATTCAATTTTTACATAAATAATTTAAATATAAATTATTTATGTATTGCATTTTAGACGGTTTTACCTACCTTTTTGACGCGTTTTTTGACGCGTTTTTTGACGCGTTTTTTTTACTTGTTTTTTTTACTTGTTTTTTTTACTTGTTTTTTTTACTTGTTTTTTTTACTTGTTTTTTTGGACATTTTTTTGGAAGGTTTTTTGGAAGGTTTTTTGGAACTTTTTTTGGAAACTTTTTTGGAAGCTTTCTTGCTTCTTTTAGCTTTTTTGGAAACTTTTTTAGATCCTTTTTTAGAAACTTTCTTTTTGTCATCTTCTTGAGTTAATTTTTTAGATCCTTTTTTACTAGATTTCTTGCTTCTTTTAACTTTTTTGGAACTTTTTTTAGAAACTTTTTTGGAACTTTTTTTAGAACTTTTTTTAGAACTTTTTTTAGAAACTTTTTTAGAAGCTTTCTTTTTACCCCCTTCTTGGGTTAATTTTTTAGATCCTTTTTTAGATCCTTTTTTAGATCCTTTTTTGGAAACTTTTTTAGAAACTTTTTTAGAAACTTTTTTAGATGATTTCTTACTTCTTTTAGCTTTTTTGCTTGATTTCTTTTTAGATCCTTTTTTGGAAGCTTTTTTAGAAACTTTTTTAGATGATTTCTTACTTCTTTTAGCTTTTTTGCTTGATTTCTTTTTAGATCCTTTTTTGGAAGTTTTTTTAGAAACTTTTTTGGAAGTTTTTTTAGAAACTTTCTTTTTTTTCCCACCTTCTTGAGTTAATTTTTTAGATCCTTTTTTACTAGATTTTTTAGAAACTTTTTTAGATGCTTTTTTTGGAGCTTTCTTGGATGCTTTCTTGGATGCTTTCTTAGATGATTTCTTAGATGCTTTCTTGGATGCTTTCTTAGATGATTTCTTAGATACTTTCTTGGTTCTTTTAGCTTTTTTGGAACTTTTTTTAGAAACTTTTTTAGATCCTTTTTTAGAAACTTTTTTAGATCCTTTTTTAGAAACTTTTTTAGAAACTTTTTTAGAAACTTTTTTGGAACTTTTTTTAGAAACTTTTCTATTTTTGGCACCTGCTGTTTGATTTTTATCTACTTCATCGTCTTCATTTTTATTAACTTTATTAAAAGTTTGTGAACTCATTATATATAATACAAAAACAAAAAAAAAAAACTAAATATAATTTTTAAATAAATTTAAATTATTTAAAAATTAATATATATTAATATTTATGTCTTCTAATTTATTAAATTATGAATCGAATTTTATTAATAATAAAAATGATATATTAACAAATCAAAATATTAATCAAAATAAACAAAAATTCGTTTTAGATCTGCTTAAGCATGATAGTGAGTTTATTAAAGATATAACTGAAACTTTAGAAAATAATAAAAAAACGAATGTATTTACAAAAGAAAAAATTACAAGAATAAATTTTGATAGTTCAAATAGAAATATTAATCCAAAAAATATTCTAACAGGTGATTTAATTTATTTAAATTCAAATCCTTTAAGTTTTATAGAAAATTCAAATAAATTAAATATAAAAACTCCTACAAATCATAATTTAAAAGAAAATGATAGAATTATTTTACAAAATGTTGTTTATAAAACAATAAATTTAAAAGGTGGTTTTGAATTAATAAAAGATAGTAATTATATTAAAATTCATCATTCTAATCATGGTATAAAAAACAATGAAACCAAAAATAATTTTTTAATAGAAATATCTGGAATAATTGGTAATTTTAATAATAATACATTTTTACAAAATATACCTTTAGCATTAATTAATAAAACTCATAAACTACAATTATTTAATGATGATGATGAAAATGGTAGTAATGATTATTATTATATACAAATACAAGAAATAGCTAGAAGTGTATATATAGATACTACAAGTAATATTAAAATAATTTTTAAAAGTATTGCTGGTATACCTCTTAATGAAATTAATGCAAATTATCCTATTAATATAAATCAAATAAATGGTTATTTAACTGTATCATCAATTATTTCTAATAAAGAATTTGTCATTGGTTTATCTAAATCAGCATTAATTACTATTAATAATGTTGGAGGAAACAAAATATATTATTCTAAAATAAAATCATTTATTCCTGCTTATATAAAACCTAATGATTATAGAATTAATTTAAATAAAACATTAGAAAATATCACAAAAATTAAATTAATAAGTACTGAATTTCCAAATACTGAAAAAGTAATAAAAATATATCCTGAAAATACTATTAATAATAAATTATATTTTCAAGTATTAGAAGAAGGTAATTATATTTATAAAATATCAATCATTCCGGGAAATTATACATCTGAAGGCTTAGCCGAAACAATTAAACAGCAAATAGAAAAAGTTAAAAGAATTAATTATTCAGATAATTTAATTATTAAAGAACCAAATAATGTTTTATTAGAGAAATCTGAATATTTTTCTAGTATTGTTGCTATAAATCAATTTACTGATATATTTTCATTATCATTATATAGTGTAGTCACAATTATGAAAGGTATAAAAGTAATCACTTCGGGTTATACTGATTCAAGAAAAAGAATTATTATTAATCATATTAACCATGGTTTATCAGTAGGCAGTAGTGTTACTCTAGCTAATTGCATATCTACAAGTTTAGTTTCAAGTATTGTATTGAATATAGAACACGTCATAGAATCTATACAAGATGTTAATAATTATATTATTAAATTACCATTACATAACGAATCATCAACAACTGATGACACTGGAGGTGGATCTGCTATTAATATTCTTATACCAATAACATTTAGATTATTATTTAATTATCCAGATACAATTGGTAAAATATTGGGATTTAGAAATGTTAGTGAAGAAAATTCAATTACACCTTTTGCAACAACTGTTTATAATAATATTGCATATGAATATGATTATTTTAAAGATTCTGTTGGTAATGAAATTTTTTTTGATTCTAGTACTCAAAGTGTATTAAATAATGTTATTCAATTATCAGGTTATAATTATATTTTAATGACATGTAATATCTTTAATAATAATGAAAGTTTAACTACTACAAGTAATATAGATAATATTTTTGCTAAATTATTATTATCAAATAGTCCAGGAAGTATATTATTTAATCAATTTATACAATTAGCAGATGTATTAAAAAATCCAATAAAAACTTTAAATGAATTAGAGTTTAAATTTTTTTCACCAAATGGTGAATTATATGATTTTAGTGGTTTAAATCATTCATTTACATTAGAATTTTATGAACAAATAACAGATACTAAAAGTATGAATATTAATATTAAATCTGGTTTAGCAGCAGAATTTATAAATAATGAAAATAATGAAAATAATGAAAATGATATTTCAGAATTTCAGGAAGATAGAGATGAATAAAATTACTTATTTTGAATATTTTGTTTGATTCGATTTTCATTAATATCATCTGGTATTAATTTATCTAATAATAATTTAAGTATATTTAAGTTATAATATTGATTTAATACAAAATTTTCATAATTATTTATTACATTAATTAATTTATTAATACAAATTCTATAATATGATATAAAATAAGGTAAAAATATTTTATTAAAATGTGTTATCAAAGGTTCACTATCACTTATTTCTTCAAAACCATTGTTTACAATAGCATTTAAAATATAGTCAAATAATTCTACTTCATTATTATTACTAAACTCTTCTTCCAATTTATATTTTCCATATATTGCTACTAGTTTTTCTGTTAATTCGGAAGGTTTATAATCATCATTATTATTATTATAATTAGGTTGAATATATTTTTCAACTTTAATTAACATTTTATCTACTTTCTGTCTTATAAATTGTAAATAAACATCTTCTTTTTCACCTGAAACTGGATATCTACTTTTTAAAAATGTCATTAATAATCTTTTGAGAACTTTCATAAATACATTACCAACTACAATATCAATAGTGAAACATAATCTATAAAATTGATCTCGTATTTCTTTGTTTTCTTCTATTTTTTTATTATTATTATTTTTAAAATGTATCTTTTTATACATTGAATATTTCATTAAATCAATTATTTTATTTAATTGTTGTTGCATTGTTACCATTTCAGATGACTTAATATAGTCTTGTTTTAATATCGTTTGAAATTTTTTTATAAATTGACATATTGCTTGAGATACTATATGATGTAAGAAAAATGTATTATTATAATAATTAGGATCGTTACTTATTTTATCTAGTATTTTTAAGAAAGGTTTGGTATTTAATTTATTAATATTATCACCATTGTAGTCTTGATATAATTTAGAATGTTTAACAATTTGTTTAAATAAATCATTTTCGGTATAAATTTCATTACTTGAAGATACTGATGGAACATCAGTGCTTACACTTTCTATTTTTTGTATGTCCGTTTGTCTTTGTTTAATATCTGTTTCTTTTTTTGCAATATCTGTTTTTATAGCAGATATATTTTCTGCTACGTTTGTAGCATAAGATGGGGCAGTAGCTTGTAATAAGTCCTGAATGTTTGTATGGTTTTCTTCTTTATGTTGTAAATCTTTTATTTCTTTATTTAATTTTTTTATTTCAGATTCCATTTTAGATTTATTATTAGATAATACATTGTATTTATCCTCCTTTGATAAAGAATTATTATTTTTATATTCTTCTAATGGATTTTTAAAAATATTTTTAAATAGGTTTTGGTAATTCGCAGTTGTACTTGGACCAGTTGTATTAGGAAATAAATTAAATCCATCAACGGATATATCAGTTGAAGGTGGTACTGAAGTCGGATGAGGCATAGTAAAATTAAATCCGTTTTCTAATTCTTTTAAAAGTTTAAGTAATCTATAATCTCGAGCATACATTGTATTAAAGTAATTTGCATTCAATAAAAATAAATATAATAGAACTAATTTATCAAAACTTTGCATAACATTTCTATGGTTTTCTATTTTAGAAATATCTTCTTTTAATCCAATTGTATAATATTTATTCATCTCTGAAATTAAATTCTTTTTAGGATTGAAAAAATTACAAATAGATTCTAGTTTTGATAAAACATATTCAAATGGATTTAATCTATCATTATTTCTAATATTTAATATTTTAGCATTCATTTTAATCAAATCCTCAATAAATAAATAATTTTGTGAATTAATAGCATAATATAAGGGAGAATTGCCATATATATCTTTTACATCCACCAATACACCTTCTTTATTTTTTAATAAATCTACAATTTCTGTATTATAACTTGTACATTTAGGCTCAGAATTTATAGATGCCAAAAAATCAGTTGGATAATAAACATGTTGAACATTCTCGCTGTTAGAATTAGAACCAAATTTTGAATTAGTTTTTACTTTATTATCTAATAAAATATCACCTAATGACATATCTAGAATATTGTTTATTTGAATTTCATCTAATTTAGATAAAGCTTTACTAACCAATTTATCTTGTTCTCCTAAATTTAATCCAAAATCTACATCAAAGTCTACTGCACTATAACCAATTTCTACATCAGGTATAGGAGTAGATGTAAAAGGTTGAGTTGGGGCATTTGTTGTTTGTACAATTAATGCAGTTTCTGTCGATGCAGGTCCTGTTGTTAATTGTGGTCTAAGTATTTTATTAACTATAATAGTTACTTTATCGTTAACAACTTTTTTGACGTTTGATATTAATAAATCATCAATTAAATCACCAAGTATACTTAAATTAGTTGGAAATCTAAGGTCCTTTTTTAGTTCCCCCACTTGTGTTTTTACATAGTTGTCTATTATATTATATATCTCGTTATATGCATTATTTATATCATGTTTAATTATATTATATGTATATAATATAATTTCTTCTAAAATTCTGTATCTCGTTAGAGAGTAATATCCTGGTGTAAAGTAAATTGGATTAAATACTACGTTAGTGAACTGATGAACACCATTGAAATTTAAATTATTATTATTAAATTCGATACCTATTTTTTTATAAGTTATATTACTATTATTATAATCATAATTTATATATCTTGAAGCTGGTGTATTTTCATATTTTTCAAAAAAACTGGTTGCGGTACCTACAAGTCCTACAAGTCCTACAAGTCCTACACGTCCCGTTGCATCGGGAAGATTAAACTCTATATTTTCTAAATTACTATCATCTAATTTTATTTCATCAGCAGGTGGTGGTTCTAATTTGTGACGTAAAGTAAAACTTTCAGTTTTTTCTGACCAATATTGATATATATTATCAAAATATATTGTTTCAGTTAATGATTTAATTAGCTTATTTATATTAGTAATTGTATCATCTAGATTTTTTTTTAAGTCCTTAATTTCATTATTAATTAAATCTAGATCAACATTTTTAATAATTTTTTTTGCTCTATCATATAATTTATTTTCTATTTTTGTTTTTCCTTCTGAGAGAAGATTATCAGATAATTTTAGTTCTTTTGTAATGATATCATTTAAAAAAATATTATACTCAGATCTTATTTCATCAATATATGAACTTAACGTAAAGTAATATCGTAAATAATATTTGTGAAATTTATTTAAAAAATTGTTAAGATCATCGAGTTGAAGAGATTCACCTAAATTTAATTTTATATTATTTAATGTATTTATAATTTCTTCTAATATATTTATTTGTGGTCCCGGTTCTTGTACTTTTTTAAAATTATTAGATAATGCAAGTAATGGTAAAAGAATGTAGGTAGCATTTAAACCACGCGGCATTAATATTGGGGCTAGTGGTGCTCCTCGGCCTTGATTAAGGAAGTGGTTTATTGTTAGCATTTGTTTATTTTCAAATGGGGTTAAATTAAAAGTCCATAGAATATATGCAGCGTCATTGGCAGCGACAGCAGCAGCGACAGCAGCAGCGACAGCTTGAGTGATATTGCCAATAGCGGCATTGTCAATAGCGGCAGCGACAGCAGCAGCGACAGCTTCAGCAGCAGCTTCAGCAGCATCGACATTGCGAGCGGCAGCGGCAGCGACATCGCGAGCGGCAGCGGCATCGCGAGCGGCAGCGGCAGCGACATCGCGAGCGGCAGCGGCATCGCGAGCGGCAGCGGCAGCGACATCGCGAGCGACATCGGCATTGCGAGCGACAACGGCATTGCGACCGG